GCACCTGTAGCACCTTGATCACCTTGAGCACCTGTAGCACCTTGATCACCTTGAGCACCTGCAGCACCTTGATCACCTTGAGCACCTGTAGCACCTTGATCACCTTGAGCACCTGTAGCACCTTGGTCACCTTGAGCACCTGTAGCACCTTGATCACCTTGAGCACCTGTAGCACCTTGATCACCTTGAGCACCTGCAGTACCTGAATTACCTGTTCCACCCTGTGGACCCTGTGGACCTTCAGGACCTTCAGGACCTTGTGGACCTTCCTCGCCTTCTAAAGAATCTATAAAAGCACTTTCATCACCTATATTACCCTGAGCTAACCATAGTTCATAAGCACTTTGACCTGCTGGACCTGGGTTAGGAGTAATAATGTTATCAAAAGGTCCTCCAGTTTGACCTGTTGTTCCGTCTTGACTTGTAGATGCAGAAACACCATCACCTGACATTGCATCATAGACACCATCACTAGTGTCTCCATCTACTGCGATTGGAGAGTCATACCCGGTAACAAGAAGTCTAAAATTTGAACCAGCAGCATGGATAGCATTAAAATACATTCTACTGTATGTTACGCCGTTTATTACCCACGCGAAGTTGATAGTATTACTATCTAAATTTCCAAAATTTGGATCTTTTCCATCAATTGTTGTCCATAGACCCCATGTTGTACCGTCCCATAACCAAATTTCTAATTTAGAATCAGAGTTTGGGTTAATTCTATTCGTTGGTATAAAAACACCTACACCTGTTTGAGTAGAGGATGCTTCAAATCCTTGAGAAGAATTAGTTGGTGGAGTATTCGCTTGTAAAACATCAGGCGCATAAGAACTGGGATGAAGTGTAAGGTTATTCTTGAGTTTAAACTCATGTTGAGTTACCGTACTTGGATTTAATTCCGCCATTTTTTCTTAATTATTATTTTCTATTTTTAGCGTTATTGCTAATTGAGCGTTATTGCTCTCATGAAAGTAAACAATATTAGGGCGATGTTTAAATTCATCACTATGTTATAAAATTTATTAGGGTAAAGTTTTAAAACACAGATTTGTTCCATTCTATTGAATGGTTTGTTTTAAAACTAATTAGGGTTAGTTTCTAACTATGTACTTAATTTTAGGGAATTAAATACAAAATTATATATCATTTTAATTCGTAAGCGTGCGCTTGCACGGGGAGTTTGTAATATTATTAGATTATAATATTAGTTAAAAGTTGTAGTCAGTTTTGTCTATGTTGTCTAGGATATAATCCATTGCATCCCTAGCGGTATCTACTATTTTAAATAGATCTAGATCTTTTTCTGAAATATTACCTTCTTCTTTTAACATTGTTTCTTTAATCCAATCTAACATAGGATCCCAATAGCCTTTACCGACTAATACAACAGGAACCTTTCTCATATGTCCAGTTTGAATTAGTGTTAATGTTTCAAATAATTCATCTAAGGTACCGAAGCCCCCAGGAAATGCCACAAATGCTTGTGAGTATTTAAGAAAGAATACCTTTCTAGTAAAGAAATATCTACAATCAACAAGTTCGTCAATATAATCATTTTCCTTTGCTTCAAAAGGAAGTTGAATTTTTAAACCAACACTTATTTGATCGGTTTCAAATGCACCGAAGTTTACAGCTTCCATAATACCAGGTCCACCGCCACTAATTACACCATAACCATTTTGTGTACAATGATATGCAAGCTCTGATGCTTGTTTATAATATTTGTGTAAACTGTCTGTGCGGGCTGAACCAAATATTGAGATACATGGTCCAATTTCTGATAGTTGATCGAAGCCTTTTATAAATTCGCCTTGAATTCTTAGCACTTGCCAAGCATCTTCAGCTTTTTTGTTTTTAGACCATTTTTTACTATTCATATCTTATATATCAAGGGTAGGCTATGAAACGCCCGTTTATTTTTACTTAAGAGATAATATAATATTCATATATTATTATTTAACATGTTCTATACTATATTCTACATTAAATCTATCTAGTATATTAGTTGAAATATTTATACCCGATTGAGTATATGTTTTAAATTCTACATCATTTGCCTTTAAAATGTAGTAAGGTTTTTGATAATCATCCTTTTCCAAGCTCATTAAAAATGCCTCTTTCTTTTTTTAATTCTTCAATAGCTATTCTATAAGCCTCACTAGTGTCTACTTTGTCTTTAGCAATATAATATGCAGCATATTGTTCTATAAGAGTTTTGCTAATGCCAGCAGTCTTTGCTTCTTTTAAAATAATATCTACGTAAATATAATCTAACTCGTTCATTTTTAATTATTTTTTTTGAGTACGTAATAACCTTTATTTTCTTCTAAAATATTAGCGTTAATATATTTATTTAAAATTTCTAGAGTCTGCTCTCTATTTAATTTAATAATATGACTTTCTATATAATTAATTTTTAAAGGTGCTCTAAATTTAAGTAAATCTTCTTTATTTATCATTTATCTTTTTTTCAGTGTTTAAGTATTTTATCCATTCAATAGATTTTTTACAAAGTTCATATTCTTCATAGTTTTCCATTTTATCTAGATTGTGTTCTAATGCATCTAAAAAATTATCTCTTTTAATTGCCATTATAAAATCATCCTTTGCGTGTATTGCATATATGAATTCATCTTTGTTATTTTCTAGAGCCCATATAGTTTTTTTAACTAGTAAGGTTCCCATCTCTTTCTCTCTTACTTTCATTTCAAGAAGAAGTGCTTCTTCATCTACTCCTTCAAATTCTATTACTTCATCTTTCATTTATACGTATTAAAAATTTTCATGTGGATGCCAATTGTAACCGTCGACTTCCTGTTTTAAAAGTTCATATGTTTCTTGCCAATCTTTAACTTGATTAATCTTATGGAACCCTCCTTCTAATACTTTAGCTAGATCATAATCGTTTCCGCCTGGTAATGTCTTATCTCCATAAAATTTAATTACTGGATTGCCATCAAATCTTTTTAAGATCCATTCTTTGGCTTGACTTTTATTGGCTCCTCTTGGGTGGATGTCAATTGAGATTTGACCACCAACTGAAGCCTCTAATTCTGGAAAGCTTTTATTTATTATTTTAGCAAACTCAAGTCTTTCTCCATATCCATCATCCCATTTTCCATATTTATCTCTTTGTTCTTGTGTGCAATCTCTACCAACAACTGAAAAATTAACTAAGCCAATTCTTCTTTCAATATGATTAGAAGTTTGAGTTCTCCATTTACTAATCTTTAAAAAAGATTCTAATAATTCAATAAGATCTTCGTTTGGCTCCCAATTGTTTCTATAAACTTCTTCTCCTTTTACAAAGATATGGTTACCACAACTTTGTAAACAACCTGCTGCAGCATGCCAAACTTCTTTACCAACCTGTTCAATTGTTTTATCTTTATCAGAGCCGGTTACTAAATAAACATAATTGTATTGACAAAACTTTATAAAAAAACTTTGAAATTCTGGATCCATTTTTAATCTTGATGGACTTAGTGTTCCATCTACGTCAAATGCATATACTGTTCTCATACATATTATATATCGTGATTAAAAAAAGTTTAATAAATACAATATGAATTATTTTACCATTAAAGTCGAGGCTGAAGAAATTTATGTTGAAAAGAAAAGTAAATTTATAGCTTATACATTTCCAATTAAAAGTGAAAATATATTTAAAGAGGCTTTAGCTGATCTTAAGGAAATTCATCCTAAAGCAAACCATCATTGTTGGGCTTATATTTTTGGAGACAATAGTGAAATTAGAAAGTGTTCAGATGATGGAGAACCTTCAGGCGCTGCTGGACTTCCAATACTTGGCCAACTTAAAAGCAAAAAACTTACTTACAGTGCATGTGTAGTTGTTAGATATTTTGGAGGAATTAAACTTGGAAAAGGCGGTATGATTAAGGCATATAAAGAGGCAGCTAGTCAATCGATAGAATGTACCGAGATTAGTGAAAAGGAAGTTTGTATTGATTATAGGGTAGAGGTTAAGTACGCTCACGTCAATAGAATAATGCAGCTCGTTAAACGTAATAACATTAATATAAACTTTCAAGATATATCAGAAACCTCTATCTTTAGAATAGAGGTTCCTTTAAATATTGTTGAATACGTTGATAGTGTTTTAGAAAGTTTTGTAATAGAATTTTCTAGAGAATTACCTAACTAATTGTATTTGTTTTCCAATCATAAGACCAACGTTTAAATCTATCATTGACTAAATCATCTAGTAGCCTATTATAATTATCTAACATTTTTTCATTTTCTATTGTATACCTAGAAATTATCTTTCTCATTCTATTCATATAGTCTTCGTCGCTGTTATGATTAGCTATTACGTTTTTAATTGCATCAACTGCACCGTCTGCATCAAACCCTTCATAGTAATATCCTAAGTCTTTACATAAATGTGCATTATGAACTAATGGCCAACCTAACCAACATACATCAAAATATAAATAGTTAAGTGGATTTTCTATTTGCCAACTAAGAACCATGTCTACATACTTTTCTAAAACCATATGAGTTTGAAACCTATCTTCAGCCGTTAATATTTTTTTATTAAATAAATCAGTGCCATGTATTAGCTTTTTAAATGTATAATTATCTTTAATTCTAGAAGCTCCAATTAACATGACCTGTTCTAATTCTCCTTTTTCATATTTTACAAATCTTTCTAAAATAACAATAGGGTAAATACAATTTTTCATAATAGAAATATTAGGTTCCATTACTGCAACCTTTTTTATATCTCTTTTTGTGTAATTACCATAATTATTAGATTTAGCATATTCTTCTAGGGCTATTGGGTTCCATACAAATGGAATTACAGTAGCCTTATTACAATCTCTTCTATGCTGATAAAAATATAGATTAGTATTTTCCATTTGAGGAATTGACCATATTTGATCGGGACTAACTAAATTAGCTTCTCTTTCAGGTTTTTTACTTCCATCTAAATGATCATATAATATTTTTTCACTATCTATTAAAAAGTGATTCCCACATTCATAATTAACTAATTTAACATTATTATTAAGTTTTTTCCAAACAGTGTACCAGGGTTTTTCAATACTTATACCTAATTGAATTAATACATCAAATCTAATTTTAAGAGAAGCTGCTATTTCAACACATCTTACTTCTTCTATATTTTCTATTATTTTAACTAATGATTCTACAGACTTTTCATTATCTTCAGTTTTATTAAATATTAACATTATGGAATGTCCGGCCTTTGAAAGAGTAGAAGCTAAATATATTGCATTTTGATTTATTCCATTTGACCAAATAGAACTATTCCTTAAATTTATAGTTATACCTATTATCATGATTAATGCTTTAAATCTATATAAAGTTTATATGTCATTCCACTCTCAGACAATTGTTCTTCTCCATCTGCGTCAGGAGATGATAATGTAAAATTAATCTTATTTATATAAGAACCTGGATTTTCAACGTCTTCAATAGAAGTAAAATATTCCATTTCAACTGCATATAAATCATTTGCTAACAGTGTCACGTTTTGCATTTGCTGTTCAGTAGTAAGGGTCCATGTGTAATTATTTCCAACAGTAGATGCATTGGCAGCTGTGCTTATATCTTCAATAATAAATGTATTATCATGTTTTTCCTTTGCATCATCATGTGTACTATATTTTACACCAAATGGTTTAATACTATGATCCCATATTATATATGATTTTCCACCTGACATGTCTAATAACTCTTCAATTTCTCCAGCAGCGTCGCTTCCTCCTATTTTATCATAAGTTCCACTTGCACCATCTGGTATAGAAATTACTTTAATTTCAGCATCTGTAACATCACATTGGAAAGCAATACTCATCATCATTCCTACTCCTCCACTTGAACTAGTATGATTTCCATAATAGTCTATAAAGGGTATATCTGTAAAACCCTCGTATCCTGCTCTTTCAGTATTTATTTCCATTATCTTTCTCCAACCTGTTCCATAATATTGAGGATTGCTATTACGTGAAAAATAACCCCATACTTCTAGGTTTTCTTCACTATATATTCTAATACCATTATCTCTAATATAATCATCTCCTACTAGTTCTACATGTGGACAAATTCCAACTCTTCTATTTGTACCATTTGCTACCATGTTTTGAGAGCTTCCACTATGCGCATATGCTGAAAGATCTCTTTCATCTGACTTTAATATGATATTTTCACCGTCTCCTACTTTAAATGAGTGTAGTTTTGGAACACTTATACCATCTGATCCAGATATTGCATCTCCTTCAGAATCAAATCTTCCATTATCTTCTCTTCCTAGGTGTAAGTTATTTCCACTAAATTCATTTAAATAGTTTTGTACTATTAAATCTGCTTGTCCTATTTTCATTTTTTTAATTTTTTTATTTATTTATCTTAATTTATAATATAATTTCCAATTAGTCTCTTGGTTTTGATCCTCTATCATTGTAGAACTTATAGCTGTTACGTAATCACTACCATTTAATATTTCAGATATTACGCCTTCCATTGATTTAAATCCATCTGCTATAAAAAATGCACTTTTAATTCTTTTAGTTTCTGGAATAGTATATGTAATTTCGTCACCTGGTGCATATCCGCTTAAATCTATATCCACTTCAAAAATAGACATTTTTTTATCAACAGGTTCTATTCCTTCACTACCTTCATAACCAGTTCTTGTAAAAATTTCATTATTAATTAGTTTAGAACCTTTAAGACTAATCATTCTATAATCATTAACGTCTCCATCAAATTTATAATCTAATATTAAATTACTACCGGTTTTTAAATCAGTTGTTGAATTGTTAGGATGCTTTGCAATATAAATATCGTGAACTTCACCGTTTGTTAAATCCTGTCCCGTTAAATTTGATTTTATATAATAAGATACAAGATAGCCATCCGTTCCACTAGGGTTATTATCTGACCATGTTAAAGTTACATAACCCTTATATTCAGGGTCAGTCACATCAACTTCGTCTAATTCAGTCCACCCTTGAGCACCTGTAAACAGTCCCCATACACTAAAATCTTTATCACTAAAAATGGTAATTGCATCATCCTTTGTATTATCACCTGCTGTGCCATCTACCCTAGGCGCAATCCCTGTTAAATTATTAATAGGATTAGTGTTATTTATTACTGTTCCACTTTCACTAGATGAAAGTGTGAATTTTTCAATATCGCCTGTATTATTAAATTGATTAGTAATGCTTGATATTATTGTTAATATTGATTGAGGTATATTCCAAATCATTTTTAATTTATTTTATTTTTATATTTCACCACCGTCTATGATTAACCAGCCCTTTTCTCTAATGGTATTATAATGTGTAGTAGAAGAAGAACTTCTTTGAGTTTGTCCCATATCTATTCTTCCATAATACGGTCCTCCGAGATATCCAGTGTTATTAGTTTCTGCAACTTCATAACCTGTTAATGCATCTGTCAAACTTAAATCTGGCAATTCACTTGCTAATTTTGTTAAAAGCATGTCATATTGTTGGTAGAATAAATCAGAATGATCAGTTGCTACGAAGTTTTTCATCCAACCTTCAATTTCTAAATTACCTCCATCGGCCCAATAATTAGTATATGGAAATGGTGAAAAGTTTAACATGTTGGTTACGTCTTCAGTCCCATCAGTATATACCCTGTCTACTCCTTGTATACTTGCATACATTTCATTTAAAGTCCCTATATAATTTAAACCAATATTTGAAAAATCCCAACCTGTAAAGTTTGTATTAATGTTACTTTTAAAGAACATTCTATTTAAACTAATTGCATTAGTTATATCCCAATTAGAAGGATATGTAGTACCAGAATATGGTGTATTATCACAGCCTTCAAAACAGCTTCTAAATTCTGTCACATTGCTAGTATTCCAATCTTTAACTTTGTATAAATTAAATATTTTACAATCCATAAAGGTTTCTTTAAGACTTGTAAGTGTTGTAGTTGTCCATTGTATATCATTTGATGGCGAAAATACTTCGCATCCTTTAAAGGTTCCTTCTAAATTACTTACAGTCCATTGTGGTAAATCACTTCCAGCATTATTAAAGACACTACATCCGCTAAACATTTCCATTAGATTTAATGTATTATTGTTTGCCCAATTATTAAGATTTTGATTAAATAATTCACAGTCTTTAAACATGGATTGAAAACTAGTGCAATTACTAACGTTCCATTGACTTAGATCTTGGTTAAAGGATTTACAACCATCAAATGTACTATACATTGAATTAACATCACTAACATCCCATGAACTAATGTCTTGATTAAATAATTCACATCCTTTAAATACCTTGTTAAATTGAATACTGTTATTGTTGGCAAGTATTTCAACTGGCCAATTACCAATATCTCCATTAAATAATTCACAACCTTCAAACGTACTAACCATTGACGTTATTTTAAGGTTATTATCGCTCCAATATGATGTCCAATTATTAAAATTAATTGGAATGTATTTTTTACAATTCTTAAAAGTCTTATTTAAACTAACACTACCATACGAGTATTTATTAAAAATATCCGATAAATCCCAGCTTGTAATTGAATTATTTTCATTTCTTAGTAAAAGACAATCTTCAAAGTTTATTTCGCCTGCATTTTCAAAATAATAACCAGGTTCTATATTACTTTGCCATTTTCCATTATTATTAAATATTATATTTCCTTCTGGATCTGAATAACTATCCGCTCCAAAATATAAAGGTTGATCCTCTGCAGTAATATCCATAAATACGCAGCCCTTAAAATTTGGTGTTCTTTTCCATCTATGAGTTCCCCATTGAGTTAAGTTTCTTATTTTAGACGCGTTTAACACATCTTGATTTGTACTAGTCAGTGGATCAGGTATTCCTCCATAAGAAGAAGGATTAGATCCAAATTCAAGAGCTTGTGGATTTCCACCTATTGATATTTTATAATATCCTGAACTCGCATATGTATGGGAATATGTTTTTCCACTCATTGGTTGCCAATAGCCTGTTCCATTAGGGTGTATTTCTAATCCATCATATGCTTCCACTGTTCCATCTCCCCAATCTATTGTAAAATCAATTTTAAATAACTCCCAATCTCCATTAAACCTGTTATTTGGATCTACCTCGTCTCTAAGTTGTACTGCAGCTTCGTGAGTTTCTCCACCATGGGCTCTTCCGAAAAAATGATCATCATGTCCAGATGATCTAAAATAAAAATCGCTACTAAGTCCATGTGCGCTTCCATCATTGCTTCCATCTCCTACATAAATTTCAAATTCTAAATTTTCTACGTTTTTACCAACACTATACCATGTTACAATACTATTACTAGAATCTTGATTATCATAAGTATTAGGAACAGTAAACATGATAGTTGTTTGTTCATTATCAACATCTTTGTCTAATGTTGCATCTATTTTTATAACATCATTCATTAAAATCGCAATATAATCTACTATACCATGAACTACAACTTCTATATTTTCTTCAGGAGATAATGCAGTATTATCATGTCTTATTGCTCTATATCCATATTCATTTGTAGTTGTTTGTGTAGAGTATGCTTTACCAACCGTTCCCATTTTAATAGAGTTACTACTAAAACTTAAAAAGTTTGAGTCATGGGCACCGTCTTTAAAGTTACTATCATGGTTTATTGCAGAAGTTAGCTTTATTATTACAATTTCTTGTGAAGTTGTTCCTATGAAGTAAACATGGGTTGGTTTTCCATATAGTTGATGTTCTAACCATGGTATTTGAACACCCATCTGTGCGTCTGATTGATCTATTGATATATCATGTTGGTTATCTTCTTGTACATAAACAACAGAAGATCCACTATTATCAGCATACTTAAATTTTATTTGAAAAGATTCACTCGATTGAATCCAAAACCCAGTTTCACCAGTTGATGGAGATATTCCACCATCAGTTGGGCTTTCAGGTGCATCGTTTTCATCTGTTACTATAACTTTATAGGAGTCATCTGCTACAAAATTAATAGGATCATTGGTTAATATGTTCTGAGGCATAATTGTACTATATTATTTTTAAAATATTTTATTAATTATATATCTAAAATGTTTTAAGAATGAGGGATTTTATGTTTAAAAAGCATATTCTTATAATATAATACTAATATATAATCTATGGAAATTTATTTAATTCTAATTTCATGCATGTCACTACTTTCAGGGTTTTACATAGGTAGAAAATATGAAAAAAACCATCTTGCTAAAATGGCAGATAAAAATCTTAGGAAGAGTATTGAAAAAATAAATTACATTACTGAAAAAATAAAAATTCACCAAGAAGATCAAGTAATATTAAGTGACGAAAGAAACTTAGAAATTCTACAACATACTTTAAACAAAGCGTTGTCTGATGAAGACTACGAGGCCGCAGCTGAAATAAGAGATGTTATTAATAATATTAAAAATAGAAAAAGTCAATAGTCTATTTTTCTTAAAAATAAATAATCACTTTTAGGGGCAGCTGATTCAATAGATTTAAAAACCTTAGGCGAAAATCTTTCCCATTCTAAATATGTTAAACTTCTATTAATAAAATTTTCTTTAAAGTTATTATCATAATATCTTATTACATTTGCATGATACCATTCATCTGGAATTGGAAGATGCTTAAAATTTTCAGTATGATCATGGTCTACTATTATTTGAGCATGTTTTCTACTTAATATTATCCATTGTTCATTTTTTAATATTCTACTCTCTTCTAAGCCTAATTGTTTACGCTTTACTATTTTATTATTTTGCATTTCCTCATATCCTCTAGGACTGCCTATTAAATTTATCCATGATTTACCTATATTAAATATATTTTTATATGATTTATTAAAATCAAAAATAGGTATACAACTCTCTGAACAAAATACAAAGTATTTATTAGTCTCATCTTGTAATGCATTTTTTAATAAAGCATTCATCACATGAACTAAGCCCATAGTTCCCCAACCTGTTTTAAATCTTTCAGGTATTTGAGCATCTATTAAATACTGATTTTTAAGTCTATCTTGATATTTTGAATGGGCGTATAAAGTCGCTCTATCTTTTCCTTCATCTAAAAAATCATGCCATTGTTGAGGTCTATGTATATCTTCTGTTGTTAAAAATAAGAACGCTACTTTATCCTTTTTATTTTTTTCAAAATCAATAGACCATTTAAATGGCTCTATATTTTTAGGAGTATATTGTTTTTGTTTTTTAATCATGTTCTCACATGTAAAAGACCAACCTATCACTACTGTTTTAGGGAGTGCCACGTCTATTTTATCATATAGGTTATCATTAATAAAGTAAACGTTTTCATATTTACTAAAATCAAGTCTATCCCATAAGTCTATGAAATTAGAATATATTGATCCATTCCCTGGCTTTTCAATGTGGTTTACGTTAGTTGAAAGTTTTTCAAATCTTTTTTCTTTTAAACCATAATATAAAGCCACTACATCATATTCCTTTTTATCTTCTTTTAAGAAAATAGATAGATCAGTTTTATTATCAAATATAGATAGAAAAACTAGATTTTTATTTTTCATTATTTCTTACTTTTATTCTTGTTAGGAAATGGCATGTTTGGAATTTCACAATTTAAAAATGGGCAAAGTACTTCCCATCCTTCTCCTTTGCATATGTTCATTACTAATAAATCATTAGGCCTATCTTTAAAATATTCCTTAACTTCCTTATATTTATTTTCTTTAGCTTTTATTTGTTCTTTGATATGGGCATCTCTGTCAGTTAACCATTTACGTTCTAAATATCTTGTTTTAATATTATTAACATTATGTATTGGAGATTCATGCATTTCTTTACTTCTAATCCAATCATTATTATTTCTTTCTAATATTATAAATTTACTATTAGGGTATCGCTGGTCAAGCAGCCTGTAGTCACAATCATGCCATGGCCCATCTTGAAAGGCAGTTGCAGAATCTATATGTGGAAATAATATTTCTATTCCTTCATTTTCCCACCTGTCATATAAATTAGATCTCCACCCTATTTCTTTAATTCCTAAAATTTTATAAGCAACCCCTAATGATGTTGTGCCCGTTTTAGGAAGACCTATCTCGAATATTTTATTTATTTTCCCACCATTCATATTGTTTGGATTTTATAAATTTTTTCATCTTTTCTTTTGGCCATATGTTTTTAAAATATGAATTTTCATCTTCAATTGAAGAATCAAAAACTAAATTATAATCTAATAATATTTCTCTACGTCTTTCCCATTTTATAGGATTCTTTATTTTTTCATTTATAGAATAATATAAAAACCTATCAACAGGGGCAACTATTGAATTTTTGTTATTCCAATCCCATTCATCTATTTTAATGTATTCATATTTAATAAAGGCCTTTGTAATTACTTCAGCTGGCTTAATGTTTTCAAATACAGTACTATCATGTGTATTTTTTATTAATTTTTTTGCAGCCTTGTAATTTAACCAATAACATTCCGTTCCTCCAAATCCTATTCTACTTGATAACTGAATTAGGTCGTAATTTATATATTGTTCTATTTTAAAGTTTCTTAAAAATGAATTTAAACTTTTTTTACTTATATCATCTTCTAAAATTAAAACACTTTCCCATTTATTATTAACAATTTCTTTCCACATTTCATAATGGCTCAAGTAACACCCAACTGCTCCATAAAATGAAGAGAAATAAAGTGTATGTGCGAATCCTACTGGATTTAATTCTAAACCATAATCTTTATAGATCATTGGATTTTCTACACTATTGATAGCAGGAAACCTTTCAATGTTTTTAAGATCTTTTATTTTTCCAAGATTATTCCATCGTTCTATCTTAGAATCTAAATTTAAAAAATATATTTTATTAATCATTTTTAATAAACTCTAATATCTTATTATATTGCAAATCACATTCTTCAACATAATTACATTCATACTTTTTATTTGGGTCTATGTCTTTTAAAAACTTATTTATGTTATTTTCACAATCAGTTATTCTTTTTAAATAGTCTACATATTTTGTTGGAATATCTTCAGCACTATTTTTAGGATTAAATGACGTGTACATGCTTCTTGCTTGATCCTCTATGTTTCTATTTAATTTAATATATTTTATTTCCTTAAATGGTAATGTTTCTAAATGTTTTAACCAATTTAGGTTTTGATAATATTGCCATCTAATTTCTTTAAAACCTACAATGGGTTCGTCTACTTTAAAAAAATCTACTATTAATTTATTTAAAACATTTAAAGTATCTTCTAAAATTTCGTGATTATTATAGAACTCATTACCTATCCATTTTTGACCTCTATTTATTTGTGAATTTAATTGTTCTTCTTCAATTGAAGATAGACCAGTCTTTAATCTCATATTAGGTTGATTAATAAACCTTGTCTTATACATACTAAACCAATTTGCAGATTTTATTAAATCTAATAATGCACCATAATTTTCACCATATATATTAATACCCTCGTTCTTATTTAATCTATTAATTAGATTAGTACTTCCACATCTTCCTGCTGATATTAATATTAAGAGTGTCTTCATAAATTATATATCTAAAACAAAAATAGGGGCCGAAGCCCCTATAATAAGTTTTACTTTAATTACTTAATTACTCAGAGTCTAATTCTTCATCTTCTTCTGGTAATTCAACACCATTAGCTTCTAGTTCAGTTTTCCATGCATCTTCAGAATTATATTGTACTAATTCAAATATTGAGGTAGTTACTTGTTCTGGGGATGTCATTCCATACGCTTTTATTTCTGATCCATCCTTTGCGATAAACCAAACTGTAGTTGCGGGATATTTGATCTCGTTCATTTTATTTTCTATTTATTTTTAGTTATTATTATATATCAGACTTACAATTACAAGTCTGATATATTTTTATTATTTTTTATTATCTGCAACTTTGAATTGCTCCAAATGCACCTCTTTTTAAATTAAAGGTTTGTCTAGTACTTGAACCGTTTAATTGGAATGGATAATATCCATCAGCGCTTCTACTAAAATCAATCGCAGTAGTTAATGCAGCATCAGAGTATACAGTTTCTGGCATTGATTCACTAATTTCTTCGGCAACATAAAATGCGTTAGAAAGAGCTTCTGCAGAACATGCACCTTCATGACCTCTATCTGCATTTCCATAATTATATTGTACTGAAGAAGTACATTCTCCTGCTTCTTCAACTGCTCCATCACCTGAAGTAAATACATACCCGTATTCTCCTTCGGTTTTAAGAATTTTGTAGTAACCTTCTGCCATATAATTTGATTCTCCTCCAGTAGAACTATTATATATTTCATCTCCTTCAACTGGGTAAGAACCACTTCCATAAAAGTAACCTTTAGTTTCAGGTATATCTAAGCTACATGCAGTTGCACTAGTTGATTCACCTTCTCCTCCATCGTAGAAGAATTCTTTTAGCACAAATCCACCGTCTGTAATTGTCCAGCCAGCATTAAGTAAAGACTGTCTTTTTAATTCAGCATCCCCGTGTGACGTGTATTTAGAATTACCAAAATCAACAGTTACACCAGATTTAACTGATTGGTTTCCCCAAGATATTAATGTTTTATCATAATTTGTAGTTGACATTGTAAACGGTATAGTTCCATATTCCTGACCTCCCATAAATAAACCTTGGTTTCCAGTTATTCCAGTTACATCCCATCCACTTAAATCTTGATCAAATGGATTTGATAAAGAATTAACTGCTCTACCAGCAACGAATAAATTATTAAATGATGTACATTTTGAAGAAATATTCCATGTAGAAATGTTATAATTTCTAAATTGACCTTGTGGAGGTGTTCCTCTAAAAGTACTACCACCAAAATTATTAATATTAGAAGCGTTAGTCATGTCCCATGCAGTATAAGAACTTCCTCCATACCAATCTTCGTTAATTGTCTTAGTAGCAAATGCATCAAGATCTGTTAATCGGTAAGGACCTGCACCAATTCTCATGTAGTGACCACCACAAAATTGATAAAAATTAAGGTTTTTCTCTACATTGTCTGATAATTTCCAATTACTTGGGAAATTAGCATTAAATTGTTCAACATCATCACCTACACTAAGAGACATATTACTAAAATCTTCTAAATTACTTACATTCCATCTAAGAATATCATTTACCATTTTAGTATTAGCATCCCAAGTTCCACCTCCATAAAAATGTTGGAAGTTAGTTACATTATCAGTTATAAAGTTTTCGATACCTGTTTTTGTTTTACCATGATTCCAGAACATGTAAGACATATTAGTAGCAGATGATGTATCCCATTTTTCCATATCAATATTTAATTGTACAGACCAACTACCTCTAACTGATCCTGAGTAACCTCCCATAAAGTACATAAAGTTTGTAACATTACTTACATCCCAGTTACCACATTTTAAAAGGTTCTCAGCTTCACTTTCTTTTGTTGCGATTGGATCAGGGTTTCTAAACATATATGACATGTTAGTAATAGTACTAACATCCCAATGTTCTAAGTTATCATTTGTATCTTCAAACCAACCTGTACCTATATCTGTTTTATAATTAGTAGAACCAAACATACTATATAAGCTTGTTACATTTGATAAATCCGGTGCATTTCCTGTACCAGCAGGTGCTTCAATTCTCCATTGCATAGCTCCCGAAGAAGTGGAAGCAAACCATGTGTTATTTTCCCACTCAATATCACCCCATTGTAAGATTGATTTTTTATACCAATCATTCCATACTGTGTTAAATCCTGTAAATTGATCTATCTCTATAGTATAAGTAACATCTGTTTCACTTGACGCATATGCGTGAGTAGTTTGAGAAGTTACTGTTTCTGTAGTTCCATCACCCCAATTTATTCTTGCATTATTTGCAGGAATTGTAAAGTTTGTAGAACCTGCAGGAATTATAACAGACATTTTAAATTTTCTAGGCGCAGCTCCTCCGTCAGTGATTGTCCAACCTTTACTAGCCAATGATGTTTTAGCAGCTTCAGCAGCTCCACCTGGTGTGTATTGTGATTTTCCAAAGTTTGCTGAAATACCAGTATACCCTGCAGTGTTCCATGCAATTAACATTGCATCATAATTTTCAGTACTAAATTTAGCAGTGTTCATATTGTTATAATTAAATAAACCTAAATTTTTATTAGTTAATGCACTAAGATCCCATCCGGAAATATCTCTATCCCACTGTTGAGGAATTCCATAACCACTGTATGAGTAAAAGAAGTCTTGCATATCAGTTATATTACGAGTGTCCCACGTTGTATTGTTAATATTTAAAGCAGATGTGGATGCTCTATAGAACATGCTTCTAATACTAGTTACTTGTGAAGTATTCCATGCCTCATAACTGGTTCCATTTTCTAATGTAACTGTTTTTTTAGCAAGATCTTCCATTGGTATTCCACCTCTAAAGAACATGTTTTGCATGCTTACAGGTGCGTCTGTGTTAATTTGCCAGTTACTAATATCTAATGTGCCTGCACCTACGTTACCATATGAAGAAAAGCCATAAAAGCTTGTAACTTTACTAACGTCCCATGCGACATATTCATTTGCTTGACCTAAGTTAACTACTTTAGTTTTAACAGTATCTCCGCCGACAGCAGAACTTGCAAACATTGAACTCATAGAAGTTACATTGCTTGTATTCCAATTTCTAACTAAGTCTCCTGGAGATCTTTGTGAGAATGTAGATGCCATGTTTGTAACTTGACTAGTGTCCCATTTATCTATTCCGAATTGTGCAACTCCAGTATAACAATTAGCAAATAAAGAACTCATACTTCTTACTGGTGTTAAATCTATATTTTCCCAAGCAGTTGTTGCTGCAGCGGAAAGTGTAAAGTTAGATTTACCAAAACCTGAGAAGTTTTGAGTTAATGTAGGAACATCGGTTGCAGTTACGTTTGCAGTAACTTCACCCCATAATGTGTTAGTATTCCATACATAACTTCCCCATTGTTCTATACTAATAAGCTTGTATGAATCTCCTGAACTTGTAAGTGATCTATTATTTGATTGCCAGTATTCAGTTCCTTTAAATTTAAATGAAACTTGATAATCTCCTGCGACTGCATATGTGTGAGTAGGTCTACTTCCACTAAATGTTTGTACAGCACTACCATCTCCCCAATTAATATCAACATTAGTTAAGACATTGAACCATGTTTTAAGAGTTAATGATCCGTTTCCGGTTCCACTAACACCTACTCTAAATGTTCCTAGCCATGGTGTTATAGATGATTTGGTTGGATCATTTGGAAAGTCATCAGCGTTATCACCTACACCATCACTATCTGAATCTATTGTTTCTGTTGCATCATTTGGAAATACATCAGCGTTATCACCTACACCATCACCATCTGAATCTATTGTTTCTGTTGCATCATTTGGAAATGCATCAGTTCCATCACCTACGCTATCTCCATCTCTATCACCCCATTCTGTTGCATCATTTGGAAATGCATCAGTTCCATCAGGAACACCATCTCCATCAGTATCTCTTTTAAGACCTGAACTTGCACTTACTATATTACGAATTGAGTCAACTAAATAACCAGTTAACCCAGTTGCTTCAATATATCGATTTATAATTTCTAATAAATCAAATTCTTCTTGGCTCCCAGGTTGAGCATATGCTCTACCCGTTTTATAATCAACAATGTTCCAGTTTCTAAGTTGTCCATTTTCATCATTAACTCTAATGTGGTTACCTATTACAAATTTATAACTTGGCTTAAATAAAGAAGCATGTACAGAATCAGAGTCTTGTCCTATTAATGCAGGGTAAAATGAATCAAATTTTTCATCACTAAACCATTCAGATAAAGCTTGATTATTATATCTAATATTTTTGCTATTCACCATAAACTCATCACTATTAATAAGTAATTCACTTTCATTAAATGAATGCAATGCAGCGCTATGAGTTTCACCAGTAATATATGTTGCTCTAGCAAATCCAGTTCCCCAAACTACTAACTGATTAGTAGTTTTTTCACTTTCAACTATTTTACCGTTTTCTCTTTTAATTTCATATATTTTACCACCTCTTGAAATTTCAGATTTTATGTCTGCCATATTTGCATCAGAATATCTAGTAGAACCTGTTTTAGAAACAGCTGTAGTATTACCCTTTGCATCGGTAACATTACCTGTTGTTTGATAATTACCATCTACTATACTAATTCTAAAATTCATAGTATTATTAGCTTCATTAATAAAATCTGTTTTACTAGGAGTAAGTCCTAATCTTTTTTTATCATAAACTTTATTAGATCCTGCCTTTCTTCTCATGGCACTTTCATTATAATGCATAAATATTTCTTCATAACTAATACCAGAGGATAACTCTTTTATACCTTTGAATGGCACTTCAGAAACTGCAGCTACTACCGTTGCGGCAGCTAGTTTCCAATCAGCTTTACTTGATAAATTCTTTGCAGTTGAAGTTAATTTAGAATCTATTTCCTCAATAGCCTTTGCATTTATTAAATATAATAAATCATTTTTTGAAGTATCTGATGCATTGGTACCTATTGTTCCTAAATTACTATCAGAACCTGCAGTTGCTAAATAACTATTTGCATTTTGTGTAAGTTTATTTTTAGCAGCACTTGAAATAATATCAGTAGTTGCCTTTCTTAATTGTACAGCTGCTTTTCTTTTTTCTTTTAAAGTGGCGTTATCACTAGTACCTCCATTTGTAAATCCTTCTTCTAATTCAGTAATAGCCTTATTTGTTTTTAACATTTCAGCATATAATGTAGTATCATCTGAGTCTGAATTTTGAAGACCTACCATACCTACTTTAAGATATGCATTAAGTTGTTGACGTGTTACACTACTATCTAAATCGTATAATGTTTTTCCTGCATCGATAAAAGCATCTACTGCAGTATCTTTATTCATATTGTGATTTTTCATTAAATCAACAATAAGAGTACTTTGTGCATTTACAATTCCACCTAATGTTGCATTTGTTTTAAAAGGAGCCCTTGTTGTAGTAAGATCACTTGAATTAACAACTTCTTCATTACTTGGATCATGTACTGTTTCATTAGTTATAGAATTAGTACCTCCTGTTGCAATAATATCTCCAGTAACTGGCTCAGGAAATGTGTATTTTCCATTAGCATCAGTATATACTGTTAGTATTTCTCCACCTTTACCTCTTGCTGATACCTTTGCACCTTCCATTAAAGAACCTTCAACAAATCCTGTAACTACTTCAGCCTGTATTCTAGAAAAATAATGTTCAAATTTTTCAACTTCAAAATCTCCACCATCACTTCCTGCTGGGAATGTAATAGGAACAACAAATGTAGTTTGATCAGTTCCAGTATTATAAGTTATTTCACTAGGTTTAATTTCTAAACCATTTAATAAAAAGTGACTTCCAGCTTGAGCGTCACCAGAAACAACTCTGGTTAATTCATCACCTATTGCTATTTTATTTCCATTTACAGTCGCGTATGTTAAATCTTCTATTTCAAAATATTGAGATGAAATAGGACCCCACATTTTATTATCAAACATATCACCAAGTGTCATATTATCTACCCAAACATCCTCATCGGTATTTAATATTAAAACATCTTTTTCCATTGTATAATTACTTGGAGATGAATCTATTAATAGAGCTCCTGTAACGGACATACACATAAGATTAATTGAATCTAAACCTTCATTACTACTAATTGTTTCTAATTCGCTAAGATTTGCAAATGTCACTGGAAGTAAATCCTCAGCACCATATACTATTTGTCCTGTAGGTGGATTGTTATAACTCCATGATAAGTTGTGAGATCCACCTGTACCGTCCCATTCTTCTAAAGAATTTGCAGTTACTCTACCATTTCTATACTGAAAATACATTCTAGTAGATTGAGCACCTACTTCATCATCCATTATCCATGGAATTGTTGCATTTTGATTAGGTAATATGTATGTATATTGTTGCCAATATCCTATTGTTCCTTCTGATGGATCTGTATATCCTTCAGAACCTTCGCCAATAGAAGATACTGCTTCATCTGGATTATAGTTATCTCCAAAGTATAACCATACTGCTATTCCTCTATCTCCTGTATTATTAACAAATACACCTGAATCTCCTTCAGTATAATGTATACCTGCTTGATCATATACTCCATTATTTTCCCAGAAAAATTGAGTAGGTGCACCTAGTCCAAAACAATATTTTCCATTGCTTCCAACTGTAGTACCTTGCTTTGTACCACTATCAAAATTTCCACCATTCTCATTTATAAAGACTAAAGAGCTTTTATCCAGTACAGTCAAAGGTATATAATTAACCCCTGAACTTAAATAGTTATTATTTTCCATTTGTTTATTTTTGTTTTTTTACGTAAAATTTAATTTGTTTTCACACCCTATTGCGAGTGTTAAATTATATATTTAAATACATTTTAGAATGGTGTGTTTTTAAATAAAAAAATATAATATGTTATTTAGCATATTATTAAATACTTCGCCCACAGGTCTAAGAGCACCGTACTTCCAAATAAATAGACTTATAAAACTAATCAAGGGACTCATAGAAAACACGACAAGATTAAACAAAGATCTTAAAGTCCCCTAGAAAAAAAAATGAAATAGGAAAAAATATTATTATGACACTATAATAAAATATTAGCTTAATACCTATTCAACCTCAGCCCATGAATCATAATCCTCTCATACACAATATACTAGTCGGTGTAATTGATTCAGCTGAGGTTAAAACATATTTAATAATATGAATAATGAAAATAATTTTATCACATATTTAATAACAACAATCACTAGGTCGTGGGGAGATCAATCCCTAGATAATACAGATAACCCTAGTGACACCCAATCAGAAGAAGATACTGAACAATAAGGTCATGTATACTACATTCAACCTGATCATTATTATCCTTTGCCTCCTCGGCGTACTTGGCTTTGGCTTCTATCTCTTCGCACACCTCGCAGAACTTGAATCGAGAGTACATTTCTTAGAACGCGATAAATACATTAGAGATAACTTCAACGGTGACATAGAAGCTTGGAAGGAGGCCACCATTAAATCAAAAAGAAAGAAGAGTAGTGGAGACGCCTGAAAGAATAGCCGTTATAATATTATTAATCTGTTTAGGATTCCTAATTAGAACAATCAGTAAATGGGACTAGAATTCCCCGGAGAAATTTTCGGCCAGAGGAACATTATTATTTTTTCAATAATCTAGACTAGACACTAGTATGCCATAAATACTTAAACCAACTATAAGGCTTGCGTTGTTCTAAATAGTCTGAATAGTCCGAGTCATCATGGGAATAAGCTTCTCTTTCAAAACTTATATTCATATATGCATTAGATCCATAGAAGGGTAAACGTATTAAATATTCAAGTACATACCATATATAGAATGGAACTACTAACATTTCTCGTTGTTGTCTAATATGAATCATCTCGTGTCTTACAAGTCTTTCAGAAAATCTAAGGCCTGAAACTAATATCAATGGCCAAAGACTCATACCACTCACATTCCAAAAACGACACCATTTCTCCGCCGCCCCTCCTCTTAGTACAATTCCATTTTTAATCATCATTTATTATATAAGGCTTAAACAGAAAGTTTCACTACTCTATGAATAGCCCGCTTTTCTAATTCTCTGGCCTGGATATACATTGGCGCAAAGAGGACATACTTTATACTACTCCTACTAATTATAAGAAAAGCCTAGAGGTTGAGGGACCATGCCCCTAGAGGCTGACAGCCCCCTGAGGCCCATAAATCGCGCCACCGAGAGAAGCCCCCTAGGTCGAAAGACTCACCAGCCACATGGCTGTAGGGCTCTAGCCGCCATATGAGTCTAACACACTGAGGCGCTGAGGTCACTGATTCGCACACAGTCGGTATGAGGGCTTGTAGTCATCACATGCCTGAGATGTGTGTATGCTTATATTAATAATCTGGCTGGTTAACGGTACGAGGGCTTGTTATTATAAGCCTATCTAGTCTCTGTTGTTTGTGTCTTACTAGTCTATATAGGTGTTTATTATTTTTTTATTGGGGTGGGGGCGCCACGGCATTGTTAATAACTATTTGAAAATAAGTGCCTCTAGATTTTTTTATGTCACCGAGAATAGTTATATTTATATTATAATTAAAACTTAAACATGACTACATTAAAACAAGACCTCGAACAAGCAATGAATGACAACTTAATCTTTAGTTGTAACCAATCACCCACGTTGAGTGGTAAGATTAAATATGTTGTAGATGGCTATGCCATTGTTGAGGTTGTTGCTAACCCTAGTGACTATATGGCCGATTATAACCAAATGTATGCTGACAAGGTGGGTACAGTATTTATGCTACCTGTACAACATGCACATAACGCTATATACTTTTAATTGTTAATAACTATTGAAAAAAAGTGCCTCAGGATTTTCACGGGTCAAAGATTATAGTTATATTAGTATTATAATTAAAACTTAAACAAAATGAATAAATTAAATTTACACGAAGACGATAAAAAAATGATTAAAGATGGCTTTGCCTTTATTACTATGTTAGCCATTGCTGGTTATTTAACTGTACAAGTAATATTAATAGCCGCCTAAGCTGAAACAAAAGACTAATAAACAATATAATAATTAAATAAGATCATATATGCAAACAACCACTCTATCTCCCGAATTAATCCTCAACAAAAAGACTGAGGCCCTCAACAATCAATCTCTCAGAAAAGAATGTAACCTACATAATATTAACCTCATCGACGAGAACAATATTCAAATACATGGTCACCTTGTTGGTATGACCCAACAGGCTTATAAATCATTTATTAAAGTCCTAGGACTTCCCTCAACATTTACAAAGAGAATTGAATCCCTATTTAATAAAGAATCAAAGACTGAATTTATTAATGTCTTATCTAAAGCCGTAGAACTTGGCGGTGATGCAATTGTTAATGTACATGTTAATCCTACTAATAAGAATGTAGTTGGATTCAGTAAGGGTTCAACATTAATCTCTAATGACGTATTCTTTAATTTCACAGATAAGATTATTGGTGAACATGGCTTTACCATAACTGACATCTTTAATGATCCCTATACTGGCGGTACTTCTATTAATGCTGTACTAGATAATCAAGTTGAAATTCGAGGTTTATCTAACGAAGCATTTAATGCAGGATTAGCATTTAAAAACGATCCTATTAATGGTATTATGGTTAGCCCTCACGTAAAAAGACTATGGTGTGCTAATGGTTGTACAACTGAAATGGCTAATGAAACCTATAAACTGAATGATCTAACAGGTGACTCAGTAGAGAAATTCATGAAACACTTACATGAAATGCGTCAAAATGGCTTTATTCCAACTGGATATGCAGATACTGTAAGAGAGGCTAATAATACTACAGCATCTATTCAAGAACTTAAATGGGCTCATAACAAGATTGAACAACATATTGGTGCAAAAGCCGACTCGATATTACAAATGGCTAAAAACGAAGATGCATACAAGAAAATGGGCTTTGATATTAGAACAATGGATGCAGATACTAAGAAACTTGCAAAAAGCAATCAAAGTATCTGGAGTATAGCCAATGCAATGACATGGGTAGCAACAAATGCCGATGATAATATGGACACTAATATGCAAGACTCAGATAGAACTGACTTACAGGTTCAAGCTGGTAACCTATTAGCCAAGAAATGGGATCATAAAAATCCATTTAACAATCCATTCGGAGATTTAAACATGGATGATCAAATTGGTCTAGCACTTAACTAAACAGACTAATCCTAGTTAATACGACGTTTTAATTATATAAGTGTTGAGGTTACTAGGGCCTCAACCTTCTTTATTATGATAGACATGGTAGAAGCAATTGCAATTATAGTATTTTTTGGTCTCGGTTATCTATTATACCTTTGGGAAACACGCCATGATTAATGATATATTGACCGCGGTCATTGGATTCATCATCTTATGGCTAATTATAAGACTAGGTGAATGGATTTGGCCTGATAAACAGTAAATTGTTCATAACTATTTGAAAATAAGTGCCTAAATATTTTTTTATGTCATAGATTATAGTTATATTAGTATTATAATTAAAAACGTAACAATATATGTACACTGTAAAAATAGTAAAAAACAAATTAGCAATCCTAACCTCAACCACGTTATCTGAAACAATAACCATTAAATCAAATGATAAAAGATTTGATAAATGTGTAGCCGCTGCCAAAGCAAAAAGACTAGTTAATATAACTACATCTGGACGTTTCACGTCATCAAAAGATTATCATGGTGCTTATGAAAATAATCCAACAACTAAATCTACTAAGAAGAAATTGAATGTCTCTAAGTTAATAACTACCATGGCCGATCTTAATATAGATGCGGATGCATTGGAACCATTAAAGACAGGGACTGTGTTTGACAAGTTTATGTCTAATGAAGGTGGATTCTTGCCAGGAACAAATGTAATGGCTGCAGGAGCCCCAGGTGTTGGTAAAACTACATTACTACTTGAATTACTATATGGCGTACAACAAACTGGAAAGAAAGTCCTTTTTATTAGTGCTGAGATGAGTGAAATGGATATGGCTAGATATATGAAAAGATTCCCTAACTGGTCGAAGCTTCCAATCTTATTCTTAAATAACTTTACAGACCAATGTCCAAAGACTGTAGTTGAATCTGTGATTAATGAAGGTTGGGACCTCATCCTAACGGATAGTTATACTGAAGTTAATGACACTGTCAAAGAAGCCTGTAACCTAACTAGAGGTAAAGTAGAAAAATGGTTTTTAGACTTAATGGTTGACAATAATAAAGGCCTCAACAAATCGAAGATCCACACTACATTCGTAACCATATTACAATTAAGTAAAGGCGGTCAATTTGTTGGTAGTAATAAACTGAAACACATGACCTCGGCCATGATGGATATTAACTGGGAGGGTAGTGAAAACAGTGGTACTAGATATATGGAGTTTAGTAAGAATAGATGTGGTAATGTAGGTCAAAAGCTTATGTATACTATTAGTGGTCAGGGACTAGCACTAGATGGTGATAGATTCCATAAGGATCTAGAATACAAAGAGTTATTACAGGCTGAAGTAGACCAATCTGACTTCACATGGGATGAAATATTCTCTAAGGCTACTGACACATCTGACGAAACTGTTAGCCAACCCCAAGAAGTATAATCAAAGCATAGACAAGCCCTCGTGGCGGCAACCAGCCATGGGGGTAATATAAGTATACTGCAGGGCATGCAGGCGATCGGTGGCCGGGCTGTGGGCGTCGGTACACAGGAGTTTAAGGATCTATGGCCAACAAGGGCTGTTCCATGTACCTCATATATCTCAATACCCGTGTGCGCGTTGATATTGGCGCTGTCTAGGCCTAGTGGGCTTAAGTATACTCTGATGATACTTTATTAATTGATTAAGAGATTCTGAGGGCTTGGTTGCCTTATTGTATTTGGAATGGCCTATATGTTTACCTTGTATATTAAAGCCCTAGAAGCCTAGTTGGTTATCTGACTAGTATTTGTTTTATACGGTTTATGTGTTGGCTAACAGAAATTTTTTCCAATTTTTTTCCTGAGTCTATTAGTTGTTATAGTATAATATAAGGGTGTAAGGGAATATGGTGGGGGATTACTTTGAGTCTATTAGTTCTTTTATTCTTTTATTAACTGGATCTACTAGATGTCTTATATGTCTATCTAGATATTATAGTAATTTGTGGTGGGTGGCGCGCCTCTATTCGAAGACTCTAATGTAGTCTATTGCCATTTGTTGTGGCAGTTGTGTTTGTCCATTTGGGCTGCCTGGCCAGTTGCCTCCTACTGCTATGTTTATAATAAAGAAATGTGGCAATTGGAATGCTGGAATTTGGCTTATATCTTGTTGGTGATATTGTTGATTGTCTATATACCAACGAATTTGTTGTTGGTCCCAAACTATTGAAAATACGTGAAATTCTTGATGTAATGGAGTTGGCCATGTTTTATTACCTCCATAACTGGCATAGCCATTATCATACCAATGTAGAGTACCAAAAACTTGTCTGTCTCCTAGTTGTCCTCCTATCATTTCCATTACGTCTATTTCTCCACAATAGGGCCAACCTACTTGTCTAAAATTTTGACCTAACATCCAAAAGGCTGGCCATATACCTTGACTATATGGTAGCTTGATTCTTGCATCTATTCTACCATACTGAAATTGTTGTTTGTTTTCTGTTATTATACGTGATGATGTATATTGTCTTCCTCCGTAGTTTTCTTGTTTTGCTGTGATTATTAAATAACCATTATCTAGTCTTGTATTTTCTTCTCTATAATATTGTAATTCATTGTTGCCCCACCCATTGCTGCCTGTGCCTATCTCGAATGTCCAGTCATCACCAATCACAGAATCATTAAATTCATCACTCCACACATTTTGTAAGCCAGGATAGGCTTGTGGTGATTGATAGCCAATGTCTACTATTTGACCAAAACTTAAATTTACGCTGTCAAGTTGTTCAATATATGAAGTTGCATTTAAATGTGCTCTAACCCGAATCTTTTGCCAACCTGTATCGCTATAAGTATACATAGCAAATCCATCAACTGATTGCACTGTAGTCTCTTCATTGTTTTCAAAAAATGTTGTTGTAAAATAGTTTTCATTAGTGGCTGAGGCCTCAACCGTTACAAGCCTACTATTTTGTTCATTTTGAATTGTAAAGTTTAAATTGGTTGGTGGATTTAAGTAATAACAGGAGCCATTATCCTTTTTTGCGTTAGAATTATAATTTGCTGCATTTGGATCAGTGCAACCTTTTTCACAACTATTTAAAAATAATACGAGGCATATTAATATTAATCTAATCATTAATATATTTAACCCTATTTTTCTAATAGTCTTTAATAAATGTGAGAATGTCTTCTATAAACATTTCTTGGCCTTCTTCGAAGATCTTTACATGTTTCATTATTCTAATTCTTGATATTACTTATCTCTTTTCTTTTTATTAGGCCAATAGCCCTTTCCATACCACGTGCAAATTTCTTCATGGGCTTTAATATCTCTTTGAGCTATAAAATCAAAATGAAATGGAATATCTTTTGAATCAAACCACATTGCATTATGATCATCTGCATGATTATAAATACAACCAAAGCCTAGTGGTAATACATGTACGCTACCATTTTTTAAACTAATACCCTTAGGATAGTTAAAAACATAATCCATTAACTCCTTTCCAACAGGGTGGGGATTAGGACTACCCGTTTTAATACAATAACATCTTTCTATTAACTCTCCCTTAGCTATAGGTTTGTCAGTGAAAACTCCATAGCCTTTCTCATCACTCCATTTTATATATAAATTATTTGGTACTTTTATCATTTTTCTTTTTAAGTGTTTTATTTATTGTTTACCAAACATCAAACTCTACTTCTAGAACTATATTGCCATCTTGGTCTCTGTATTCAACGTTGCCTATATTGTAACCAAGATCTAATATGATTCTATTTGATTTTTTAGCTTCTTCTGCATCTTCCTCTATTCCATTCATATCCCAAAAGGTGGCTATAAATGATTCTAAGATGTCTTCTTCTAATGTGCCTGTTGATTCTACATGGTGAAAACCCATGTCCTTTGTATTAAGAAATTTAAAATATGCTTTACTCATTATTTGGTGTTAGTTAACCCTGTCTTTGTTTATATCTAGGGTTAGATTTATTAATTATAAATAGTCTGCCTTTACGCCTTACTAGTTTATCTTCTGGGTGGCGTTTCTTAACTGATGCTCTTGTTTTCATATGGCTAACACATGATGTTCTCCGTCTTTGTTGATAATAACCTTTTCACGATCATATGATGGGCCGCCGATACACCAAACTTCTGTGCCTTGTAGTTCAAAGTTCCAGTGTGTATCTAAGAACTGTAATACCTTTTCTTTTTGTTTACCTTTTATCTTAGACTTAAACTTGAGTTCATCAAATTTTCTGAGGGCTCTCTTCTTAGCAAGTTTATCTTGTAAGTTCTCTGCTGTAAATTGTTCATATGTTTTCATAGTTTTAAGTGTTTCATTTGTAATTTTTCCAATTCTTTTCTGCTTCTAGCGCCTCTAGTTCAAATGGATGGTTTGAGTATTTATAGCCATCATTATATAGTTTTTTAAATTCCTTTTGATCTTGAATAGTATGTGTATGTTCATGTAATAAAGATCTGATAATTTGTTCAGATGTATTAGTCACTTCTGAGTAAATATAAATTATGTCTTCATCTGGATCATATTGTGCATTTGGATTACCTTGTTCTAGTTTTAAGTCATCAACTGCAACCGCGCCTAATCTATCCCATATGTTTTCATATACCTCAACTGGCTTTACTTCTCCTCCAAGGTCTTTAACTATCTGTGGATAAACCCTTTTAATAATTTTTTCTATCTTTGACTGAGATAAGGCTTCATTAATAAATTCTTCATATGTTTTCATATATTATTTATCTAACGTTGATATAAAAAAATGTTATTTTTTGTTTTATTTAATTCTGCAATTTTTGCTAATATTGGTACAGAATGAGGATATGGGTTATTAAATCTATACCAATGATAAACATAAACACTATCTATAATCGCTAATGGTATATTCTTAGCGTTTAACCTATGTCTTAAATCATTATCAACACCTAAAAACTTACCTTCTAAAAACCCACCTATCTTTTTCCAAGTTTTTTTAGATATTAAAATAAAAACTCCACTAAATCCCCTTTGTAAAGTGTTTTCAGTCACCATAAATATACTGTCCTTATACCTTTCTTTTATTTCATTCCCTACTTTTCTTTGATATTCAATGTCATTATTATAAGTATCTATACCTCCTACTAATTGATACATGTTTGCAACTCTGTTAGTTCTACATCCAAATGCTCCAATTTCTGGATTCTTAGCTATAGCATCTTCTAATTGAGTATACCATAAAGGCGTTGTGAAACATGCGTCATGGTCTAAAAAACATGCCCAATCATCTTCCCCTATTAATTTCATAAAATTATTATATGCCCATCCTAGATTCATTGGATGTTCTTTATCAGCGTATGGTATATAGGTGTGTATCATATCATTTATCTATAAAATCAGCAACCTTTATCCAATAGTTATATTTATTATTATCTGGACTTTGTTGCTGTATGTGTTTTAACGCTACCTTTGCACAATCAGTAGTAACACTTAATGGTATCATCATACCTTCTCCGCACTTGTGCATTTCTTTTAATATTTCTTGGGCCTTTTCCTTTGGTTCTTTCATTAACTTATTTCTCCTTTTTCTTCTACTAACTCTATTGCGTCTTCATCTTCTTTTTTCATTTGACAGGTAGCGCAACATCCATCTGCCCCATGTGTAATTTGTAAAGGCTGAAACATTGCTACAAGCATAGCCATTATTAAGCCCATAAAATTTGCTATTCTTTTCATAATTTATTACTATAATGTGTATATAATCCCCACATACAGTAACCTAAAACTACAAATAATAATATTTCTGGCATTATTGCCGTTGTTATTATACCCGCAATAATGAGTACTATCCACATTAAGGCTATTTCTTCTCTATTTTTCATATTCTAAAATTTGACTTGTTTTCATATTTACCCAATCCTCGTCCTTTTCAGGATTTCTAACATGCAGTAATTCATGAACTATTGATTCTTCACAAAGGTCTATGTCATGGTAAATAGTGCCCTCCTTTTTATCAAAGTCTCTTTCAATAGCAACAAAGTAAGTTTCACCACTATATTCTATTTGTTCTGGTAAGATTCTTTCTGTTTTTATTTGCCAATCGCCGATTCCAAATCTTAATTGCCACTTTTTTATTAGGAGTTCCATCTATAATTATATGATGGAATGTAGATTTGTTTAATCTTCTATACAATCATTCATGCGTAAAATCAATTGATCTCGCATCCAATTAATTTCTTTTAAGGCCTTTTCAGAGAGGCCATTTCTACTCATTAAGGTATTTTCTAATTTATCAAGCTCTTTCTTATTGTGTCGATAAATATGTGACATACCTTTTTTTACATTTCCGAATTTAACTTGCCTATGCATTTTTTATTTTATTAATTTACCATAGCCACTCTTTATTAAAGATTCTGCTAATTTATTTTTTTGTTCTTCGTCTATCCAACCATTATCATATGCTATCTTTTCAATACATGCCACACCTACTCCTTGTCTATCTTCAATAGTTTGTACAAAATTACTGGCTTGCATTAAAGATTCAAAAGTACCAGTGTCTAACCAAGCTACTCCAGTACCAAGAGTCTTAACATTCAATTTACCCATTTCTAAATAAGCTTTATTAACATCTGTTATTTCATACTCTCCTCTCGCACTTGGCCTTAATGTCTTTGCAATTTCAATAACACTGTTATCGTAAAAATACAAACCTGGAACTGCATAGTTAGATTTTGGCTCTTCTGGCTTTTCTTCTATTGAAAGCACCTTTCCAGTCTCATCAAAGTCTACAACGCCATATCTCTCTGGATCACTGACTCTATATGCAAATACATATCCTCCTTCTGGATCCTTAGACTCTGCAAGAATCTTATTAATTTCACCGCCATAAAAGATATTATCACCTAAGATTAATGCAACTTTATCATTGCCTATAAATTCTGCACCGATCACAAACGCCTGCGCTAATCCATTTGGAATTTCTTGAATTTCATAACTAAACTCACAACCAAATTGACTACCATCTCCAAATAGGTTTTTAAATAAATGGCTATCATGTGGAGTTGTTATAAATAATACCTCTCTAATACCTGCACTCATTAATGTAGCTAATGGATAATAAATCATCGGCTTATTATAAACTGGCATAAGTTGTTTACTGACTGCCAAGGTTAGAGGGTGAAGTCTTGTACCGCTACCACCTGCTAAAATAATTCCTTTCATCTAATTGTATTGTTTTTTATAATAATTAACATAGTCTCCAGATGTGACGCTATCTAACCATTCAGTATTTTCTAAATACCAATCAACTGTTTTTTCAAGTCCTTCTTCAAATTGAATAGAAGGTACCCAACCTAAATCTACTTCTAATTTACTTGCATCTATTGCATATCTTAAATCGTGACCTGCTCTATCTTTTACAAATTTAATTAATTTTTTAGAAGTCCTCTCACCATTACCTAATTTCTTATCCATTATATCACATAAACTATGCACTAAATCTATATTAGTCCATTCATTATGTCCTCCAATATTATAAGTTTCTCCAATTGCACCTTTATGATAAATTAAATCTATAGCAGCAGCATGATCTTCAACCCATAACCAATCTCTAATGTTTTCACCTTTACCATAAACTGGTAAATCTTTTCCATTCTTAATATTATTAATCATTAATGGCAATAATTTTTCAGGAAATTGATAGCTGCCATAATTATTACTACAGTTTGAAATTTTAATAGGTAAATCAAATGTATGATAATATGCTCTAACAATATGGTCTGAGCTTGCCTTTGATGCAGAGTATGGACTTCTTGGATCATATGTAGTTTCTTCAGTAAACATTCCAACATCTCCTAAACTTCCATAAACCTCATCGGTAGAAACGTGATAAAAAATTCTATCTTTTTTATCTTGCCAATTATTTTTACATTCATTTAATAGGTTTAATGTACCTATAACATTTGTCATTATAAATTCATTTGGATTTGTAATACTTCTATCAACATGTGATTCTGCTGCTAAATGAATTACTCCATCAAAATCATAAGTAGTAAATATTTCACTTAACGCGTCAGCATCTACGATATCTGCTTTAATAAATGTGTAATTAAGTTTATCTTCAACGTCCTTTAAGTTGTTTAAATTACCAGCATATGTTAATTTATCTAAGTTAACAATGTGATAGTTTGGATAGTTATTAATCATCCTTCTTACAAGATGGGATCCAATAAAACCAGCACCTCCTGTAATTAATATTGTTTTATTCATGGATTCCATCTAGAATTATTCTTTGCAAACCATTCTTTAAATGAATTCCAAGAACGTTTAAGATTTAATGCACGATCTAGGTCTTTTTCAAATACTCTATATTCGAAAAATGGATTATTTAAAGGAGCACATTCTTGCTTACCCTTCATTACTATACCTAAACCTTCGTCTGTATTAATAGTACAAACTGCTAAATCTGGCGTTGAAGTCCTAAGCCTATACATTGCTTTCCATGTAGTGCCATTCCATCCACTATTATGTTGATCTTCTATAACTCTTTCCCATTTATTGCTATATTGAAAAGGATTACAATCATGCATAACAATAACTCCTCCATCTGCTAAATGATTTAAAGAATTCATTACATCTCGCCAAACCTGATCTGCTAAATGTAAACCATCTATAAATATTAAATCCCATTTATGATCTTTTTTAAACTCTTTAAATTCTCCATCTTCTAATTTTTTAAAAAAAACATCAGACTCAAATTTATGTGTAGCTTGATTCCTAGTGTCTGTATTGTGCTGATAGTATTTTTCAATATCGTACCCTGGATCTACTGAGTTTTTTGTTTTTACCTTTATGTGATTATAGTTCATCGCAGGGTATTGTAACCCTATTTCTAAATAATTCTGCGCTTTTATTTTTTCTGCTAAAGAATTTAAAATTACAGTTCTGTGCATTCTCATCATACTACTTATATGTTTTTAAAAAGATTTGTTTTATTATATATTAAAATAAAAAGGGCCACTAAGGGGCCCTTTAATTCTGTTTTAATTATTTTACATTTCTGTAAGATTAAACTTATACTTTTTACCAGTATTTCTATTAATTAAAAATAAATCGTCGCTTCCTTCTTGAATTGACCAGTGACCTGAAGTTCCATCAACCTCATTTTGTCTACCTTCGTTATTTAAATTAATATCACCTACTAATAAATTAGGAGTTTTAATCTGATCTCCTTCAGCCTTAATCCAAGTGTCTCCAATGTACATTGAATTATCAGATAAGAAAAGGTGTCTGATTTTATATTCAGCACTTCCTAAATCATATTGTTCATTTGCGTCTGGTATAATAGATGCAGTCATTGTACCTCCCATGTCAGAAGAATCACCTTTATCTCCTTTTTGTCCTTGATTTGCAGCAGTACCATCAAGTCCAGCTTCTCCTTTTTCACCTTTAGCACCATCAAATCCTGTACCATCTTGTCCAGCTTGACCTGTTAAACCTGGGATACCCATTGCACCTTGATCTCCTTTATCTCCTTTAGCTCCATCAACTCCAATAACGCCAGCTTCGCCAGCTTCGCCTTTATCTCCTTTTTCACCTTGTATACCAGTTAAATTAATATTCCAATCAGTTGATTCTGAATCTGATGTACTTTGATAAAGGTTATCAAAAGACATTACACCAGTAGAACTATCATATGAAGTTACTCTTGCAATATCAAAACTATCCGGTCTTGCAACCATAGATATTAAAACATATTCACCTCCTTGATATGATAAGCCAGTATCTACTGTTACTGTACCTAAATCTGCAGTTGGACTTCTATCATCACCGAGAGAGTGTGGACCATCAAATGATGTCATATAACTAGCATCTTCACCTTTTTGACCTTGCAGACCTGTTAAATTAATATTCCAATCCGTGCTTTCTGAATCCGATGTACTTTGATAAAGGTTATCAAAAGACATTACACCAGTAGAACTATCATATGAAGTTACTCTTGCAATATCAAAACTATCTGGTCTTGCAACCATAGATATTAAAATATAATCACCACTTTGATATGATAAATCAGTATCTACTGTTACTGTACCTAAATCTGCAGTTGGACTTCTATCATCACCGAGAGAGTGTGGACCATCAAATGATGTTGCATAACCACCTGCTTCACCTTTATCACCTTTATCTCCTTTTTCTCCTAGCTTTCCAATTTGCCCAACGCTTCCTTGGTTAATTTGTCCATTAAATGATAAAAGATCAGCTGATCCTTCACCTATACCATCACTAGGGTCTGAATCAACAATTATATTTCCTGCAACACCTGTAATTCTAATTTCTAATTTAGGAGTTGGTGTTAGAGATTGAAAGTAATATCCATCTACACCATCTGTCCAACCTAATACAATAGCTGATTTTTGATTAACTTCTCCAAATTCAACATATATTCCATTTTCTAGTTTCCATATCATAAAATGACTTTCTTCTAAAGTCACTGAGATACCGCTTTGTTCTGCTGATTTATGTACACCAAAAGTTTGATCTGCGGGTGGATTATCATTAATAATAGTGACATCTTTTCCATATGCAAACCTATTTGGTTTGTTTAAAGGGTTTTGTAATTCCATAATAAAATTGTTTTTCTTTTATATATCAACTACCAATACCACAATCTACCGTTGTCTCCAGTAAATGCTAATATTTTCCAACTTAATTCCTTAGGTGTTAAGTTATTTTTCCAAAGCCAATATTGAATTAGTCTTTCACAGCTTCTATCAGTTTCTTTAGTGTTTTCTAAAACAAAATTCCAAAAGTCTACAAATTCTTCAAGTCTATTAATACCAAATGCAAAACAAAAGCTAGGAGTCCAATTCATTTCCCAAGGTTCTTGACCAGGTATCATTAAGTCTTTATAGGCCCAGTGTTCTTTATCTGGATTAGGAGCATTCCATATTTTTTTAAAATAAACATCACTTTTGTTTATTAAATTAGTTTTACAATTCTCAGTTAAATTATATCTGCCTGAGAGCTTTACTATATAATCGTATTTTTTTAATTTATCTTTATAATTTTTTAAAAATATAGAATATAACAATGCTTCACAGTATGACTTATTTTCATGAGTATTTAAAATAACTGTTTTTTGTGCATCTACCTCTGCAAGTCTTATACATTCTAGATCTTTAGCTTTCCATAAATGTTCATATTGAAATAATAATTCACCCGCAGCTTCAGTATCTAAAGATGCATCAACTATGTATACTTTAGCATTTGGATAAATTGCATAAATAGAATTAATAGCAAATGTTGTGTGTGAATATCTTTCTCTGTCTGAAAAATAACTTCGGTTTTTAGTATAATCAAATCTACCTGAATTTGGTATTAAAACTGAACCTATAATAAAAACTGGCTTCATTTTGTTTGTTTTTTCTTAAAATTTACCCTGTCTTTTTTAGTGATATAGCCTTTACTCTGTGAAATAAATTCAAAAGGAAGTTCTAAATGATCAATTTGCATCTTACTTTTTTGATGCCTTTTCCATATCCATTTCTTCATTGGTGCACTTCTTTTAAAGTCATTTATTCTTTCAATGTTTTCATGAAATTGTTCTTTGTATTTAACAAATTCAGTCTTAGCGTGTTTATCATTCCACCCTATTCTATCTTCGCTTAAAGATATATCATGGTTATTCCTCATCATAAAAACTACTAATGTTTTTTTATTTATAATTTTATGTAACTTATGAGATAATGCAGGCGCTTGAATTACCTTAGGTTTATTTTCAATAAAACTTAACATTTTTTCAAATCTTGCAATACCGTGTTTAAATTCATCAACATGTTCATATTCTAATTCAAAGGCTACTTCCTTTGCAACATATGTTGTTCCAGAACGTTGAGGCCCACTAACTATAATATAGTTATAATACTTGCAACAGTCTATAAAATGTTTCCAATTTTTAAGCTTAATCACTAATCTATTTTTGATAAATTAAATTTAAACTTTTCACCAGTATTTCTATTAATAAGAAATAAATCATTTGCACCTTCTTGAATTGACCAATGGCCTGATGTTCCATCAACTTCATTTTGCCTACCTTCGTTATTTAAATTAATATCACCAGTTGAAAGATTTTGAGTAAATATATCTTGAATTCTAAAGTTAACATTACCTAAATTGTATTGAACATCTGCAGTAGGTATTAAATTGCCATTATCGTCTTCAAGAAATGTTGAAGAAATACTTGGACCCGAAGGACCTTGTGGACCCGAAGGACCAGGTGTTGAAATTATAGAAGTACCAGCAGGATCAGCGTTTCCATTTTGAAAAAGGGTATTTTCATTATCGATGCCATCGCTTGGATCTCCATCTACTACAATACTACCGGTTAAACCAACAATTCTTAATTCTTGTGCAACTACAGGATTAATAGCTTCAAAAAATACTTTATCATAATTTGTTAACCAAGGAAGCGTTAAACTTCTTTGATCAGTTGTACTTTGTCCATAATCAATCCAATTGCCTTGGCTTAAATCATAAAACCAAATCTTGTATATTTTTCCAATAGTATGTGCTAAAAGGCCTGTTTGAAAACCTGATTTGTCTATACCCTGTGCAGGAGTTGTTGGCATATTGTCTCCTATGATATTAGTATCTTCATCGTATATAAATCTATTTACAGCATTTAAGGGCTTTTCTAATTCCATTTTAATTTTTTTTTTTTATAATTTAATTATATATTAGAATTTTGTTTAATAAATGAGACTGTAATATATCTACGACCTGAATAAATTGGCCTTGCACCATGTCTATGTGTAATTTGACCGGGATGAATTGTTGCAGTTCCTACTCTCTCTGGATTTGACAATAAACTATATTTAGGAAAGTAAGTTCCACCTCCATCAAACTCATCATTTAACTTTACAACAAGACTTAAATGGCTGTGATCATGGTGTAATGCTAAATGTGACTGTGCATCTGGTAAATACTTAACTAAAAAGTTTTCGTTATTTAATCTATCCCAACCTTTACCTTCAAGCTTCCAAATATGAATTGACATTGGTCTAATAATTTCATTTAAAACCTTGTCGTATATTTTATTCATGCCAATGTCTTGTAAAAGAACATCAGTTGTTGGATAGAATTTATGCCTTGCATGTGTCCAGTTGTTTAGTTCTTCTGTCATTGCAATAATTTCATCACAGAAGGTTTTAGTAAACAGGGGAAACTCGTACACTTCATCTCCAATGTGATCTACTATCAAATCCCATTCACCTCGTTGAATAATAGGATCTAAGTATCTTTGTTTCCATGTATCCCAATTAGAATCATCTAATATTTTATATTTTTTAAAAGGTTTACTATTTTCAGTTTGTGAAGTTTTTTTGTTTGAAGTTTGTGTAATATGTTCTCGTTTATGTGCATAAAAATTTAAAGTTGGCTTAAACAAGTCTGCTACATCTTTTCTAGGATGTTTAATATAAGTTGCTGGTAAAAACTCATCCACTGGCATTATATTATTTAAGAAGTCATATTTTAATATTTTTTCTAAGCCACTTCTTGTCAAACAATATGACTGCATATTGTAACTGTACCCTGTTTTAAGCCAATTCCTTCCTACCTCTTCTTCAACTTCATTTGGATTTACTTTGCTTCTGCCTAAATAAAAACCATCTACATTTTCTGGTAAATCACTTAAATCTAAATGTTCTAATGAATGTATTGGGTTAAAATCTTCTTCTAAAAACATGCAAAGTTCATGTCCTTCTTCATATGCTTGCTTCCACATAAGATAATGGCCTATTGCACAACCTATTTCTCCTTCTTTAATATCTCTATTCCACCAATTATTAGGGTGATCTTTTAATTTCCATGTTGAAAAAGGCTTCCACTTAATATCGGTGCTTGTTCCATTCACGCCTACTATAATTTCCCACTTAAACTTGTATTGAATATTAAGACTGTTTAATTTATTTTTAAGCTTTTCGTTTTTAGAGTTTAAATTTAAAACGAAAGCCTTATTTATTTTATTTACCTTGCTTTTTATTTTATCTGTATACATATCCTTTTTCTCCAACGTTTGCAAAAATACCCATTTCTTTAACTTCTACCACGTCTTTTTTAAGTTTATCATATAAAAAATGTTCAAGGTCTGCATATTTTCTATTATTAAAACTTTCTTTAATTTCTTTTTCTATTTCTATAAAGGCTTTTCTAGTTTTATTTAATAAATATTCATCAAAGCTCCAACAAAAGCATCTATATAGTCTATCTATTGAAAGTGTTATTTGATTACTTTCCACACTTTCTAAAAAAACATATTTATTTTTTTTATCATGCTGCTTTACACTAAAGTTAGGAGATAATACATATCTTCCAGATAGTTTAAAGATTCTATCATAACCTAATAGGCTATTTTTAGTAATAATATCTTTAAAAATATAACTTTCCGTTCTATTTTTTACATATATTAATTTTAAATCTTTTTTAAGATCTTTAGAAACACCTGCTTTTATCATATTTGCTGAATATATTACAGCTTCAACCATAAAATTTTTTATATTTTTATCATCTAAAAAAGTCTTCAGTATTACGTTTTCAGGTAATGATTTTAATAAATAGTCACTTATTTTTTTAAAGCTAGCGTCTATTAACCATATTTCAGCATTATTAAAATTTGCATTAATGCTATTTATAGTAGATATTGTTTCAGAAAATCTTGCAATTTCATTATTTCCCCATACAGTATGAATCGATGATGTAATTAAGAATAAAACCTTTGAATCCTTACTTAATTTTTTTTTAAATACTGCCATTTTAAGTTATATTGTAATTTTTTAGTTTGTTTTAAAATTTATAATTAAATAATTCTATTTCTTTTTTATATATTCTTGAAACAATATCAATAGATTCTTGATTTTTATAATATTCTTGATATGGAAGTCTATCCATTTTTTTATAATGTTGTAAATTTATAGAATTTTTCTTAATATTAAGTTTTTTTAAAATATTTAAAAGGTCTTCTTCTAAGTTTTCAAATCTAATATACTCAAATTCATATTTTTTATTAATTGACCAAATGTCTATGTTTGATTTTAATTTATTTTGCCATTTTATATTTAATAAAAATTCATTAAAAGATTCTTTAATATTATTTTGACTTTTTTTCCATTCATACATAGAAACTGCCAAATCATATGGATTTCTTACATTACATATTTTTAAGTAATTATTAAATAAATCTTCACCGATATCTTTCTTTAATTCAAACGATGGTTTATGGTTATACCATTTTTTAGAAACGATATGCATTTTATTACCTCTTGACCCTACTATTCCATATTTATTTTCAGATTCTTTTTCATCTAAGTTTAAAATATTTTTGTTAGATTTTACTAATCTAGTAAAATTATTAATTTTATTTGGATTTATACAATATTTTTGTAAAAATATTTCGACCGAAGTACTTGCTGTCTTTTTACTTTTTAAATAAATAAATTTATGTAGATGTGAAACTAACAACTTAAAACTTATAATTAAACCTTTTTATTTCTTCTGCATATATCCTTGAAACAATATCAATAGATTCTTGGTCTAAATAATAATCTCTATATGATTTATTTTCAGGTTTAGTTTTTAGTAAATGCGGTAATTTAGTATGTTCTATTTTTATTTTTTTACAAACATGTTTCCAATCTTCTTCTAAGTTTTCAAATTTACCTATAAAATCCATTTTATCCATATCGGCTATGACTGCCTGAGGAGCCCAATGTATATTATAGAATCTATTATCTTCTTTTTCTAAAATAATTAAAAACTCCTTTAAAGTTAAATTATTATTTTCAAAAAATAATCCTTTTTGTTTTAAAGAAGGAGATGGTCTATTTTTCCATCTTTTTTGTATTTTATTTCTATAACAACTGGCTATTCTATCCCATGGGTTTCTAACAAATGTGAATTTAAAATAACTATCGTTAACGTCTATTGACTCTAACCTTTGTCTAAGTTTTATGTCTTCGTTTATTGAAGATTTTAAATTTTCTTTAATGCTACTACTTGCAACCTTAGGCATTCTAAACCAAGCAAACTTTTTTGTCTTAGAAGTAGAAACTAATAGAGGTAAATTTTCGTTTTGTTGACTAAAAACCATGTATTATTTAATGAATTTATTATTATTTATCTGTTAAATAATTTATCTAATATTTTTAATTTAATCGTGTCAATTATTGTAAAGCTAACTGGATTCCATAATTCTCTATCATTTAGTCTATCATATACTCTATATAAAGGTCTATATAGATATAAAAAATCCCAATGATCTATTGCGAATCTTTTAACCGTTGTTTTATTTGGCAATCTAAAGAAAAAGGCCAATAAAGAATAATCATAATAATTTACACTAAAATTAAATAGTTTAAATCCCCAAGATTCTTGATTATTGTGTAAATCAATTTGTAGTAAGTCAAAACTAAGATTCCACTTATGGGTTTTCCAACTTATTTTTTCTAAAATACTATTTATTATACCCATCTATTACTTTTTTAATCTTTGCACATTTCTCATATTCTTCTTGTTCTTCAAAATGTTCTAATAATTCTTCTAAGTTTTCTTTTTGAATATCGGTTGGATCAAATGGATAAACTATAAAATCTTGATTTTCACTAGCGTAATTAACTTCAATGTTTGAAGTGTTGTTTGAAGTATAAATTGCAGTATGTTCTAACAAGTATTCTTCAAATGTTTTACCACTGGTAACTATATTGTACATAACATCCATAGATGCGCACCAGTCATAAATAAAATCTTCATCTTTAAAATCAGGATAATCATCAAATATGTCCATTATATAATTGAATTAACAAATTGTTCAACCGTCTCATTACTTGAATTAAAGTCTTCTAAAAGTTTTTTTAAACCTTTTCTAGAAAATGTTAATAAATAACCTCCATCGTCATCTAATTTATAAGGAGCTTTATATGCCGTATCCTTAGTTTGTCTTAATTCATTTAAGGTTCTTTTCTTTGGCTTTAATTCTATTTTATCTTGTTTCATATTAATTATATGAAAGTTTATTCCTTTGTTTCAATCTTTTCCCACTTTCCATCTGTACTAAGTCTAAAACTACCATAATGTTTTTGTTTCCATAAATCTGGTTCAATTAAACTTAGAAAATAAATATCGTCTCTCTCATATAGATGATATACTTCACCCATAATAGGTTCAAAGTTACATTCTGCATTATATACCAATGTAGTCCATTCATACTCATTCATTAAATTATCATACTCTGCCTTAATTTCGTCCATCTTTGATTTAAAGTATTTAGACGCCTTAATTGAATTTGAATTATCGTGAATTACTGGTTTAAATGCAGGTGCACTAAGCGAAGTTGGATATGCCTTTTTCTTGGCGTCATATTCACCTGTTTCTTCGTTATAGACTATGTGGTCAGGCTTCTTCTTCATATATTATAGCAACATCACATTCTTCTTTACCATATCTTGAAGGTACTTGACTGGCTCTAATTTTACCATCTTTGATATGATCATATACCCAATCTTCAAAACCTAATTCATTAAACCTAAGTTTAATGTCTTCATTATAAAATGATACAATTGAAGATACTCTTCTTTGAATATCGCCTCTAGAAATATCATGTGTATTTCTTTCTAACTCATTATTGTATATTATTTGAATATAACCTAATTTTGGAATTCTACAAAATTTAGTTTTTAAAAATGATCTAACTATTAATTCATAGTCATCTGCAACTGTTAAATTTCTATTATGCCCTCCAATTTCAAAATAGGTAGACCTTCTCCATGCTCTAATGTGATTAGCAACGCCCACAATGTGTCTTATTGTTTTAGGGTTGACGCCCGTTTGTTGAGCAACATTTAATGTAGTGTTATTCCATTTTTCTTGTTTATAATCACCATAGCCCATAGCCCAATCTCCGAATTTTTTACCATATTTTTGAGAATATCCATTTTCAGTCATCTCAGCCCAATCTGTATAAAAAAAACCACATTCAGGATGTTTTAGTGCAGCCTTATGTAAGTCCATTGCACAGTTTTCTGTTAATATATCATCATGGTCTAATTCTGCTAATAGATAGCCCTTTGCCATAGTACATGCTCTCCATTTAACTTCTCCAATACAGCCTCCACTTTTTTCGCGAAAATCATAAACCTTTACTCTTGGATCTAGTTTAGCAAGTTGTTCTGCTATTTTTAAAGTATGTCCTTCATCAGTTGAATCGTTTACTAAAACCCATTCCCAATTTTTGTATGTTTGATTTTTTAAAGTTTCATATGTTTTATAAAGTTTTTTACCAGTGTTATAAATTGGAGTAGTAAACGATATCGTTTTAGGATCTTCTAAATTATTTTTTGACATCATTCTATTCATAGCATTGTTGTATGCTATCCAGCCAATTGGCTGTTTTCCAAATTTAGGGTGTTTTTTATCTCTTATTGCAAGTTTTTTCTTAAATTCATAAGGAAGTTTAAGTAAATTATCATATTTAAATTTTTCTAAATTTTCTAATTCAGTTATAATAAGATCAGGTTTAAATTCTATAATTTCTTTATTAATATTGTCAGTGTCCTTTAGGTATTTTTTTTCTAACTTATTTCCTCCTCCTTTAGATTTCCAGTCCGAAGTCAATTCAGGAGTATCTTTTCCAACATATATTATTTTAGGAAGCTTAGCACTACTTGGTTTTTTTAAGAATTTTAAATTAGCAATGTTTTCGTTTATCCAATTTACGTTTGTTTGATTTTCTTTATAGTATTTTTCTATTAATATTCCACCTTGTGAATTATCTTTTCCAAATTTATAATTTTTAAAAACTTTGTTATGAAATAAAACTTGACTTAAATCTACTTTTCCAAATTTTGTATTTTCAGGTTTAGCAAATCTATATTCTTGTTTACTAAAATCCTTTTTATCTAAAAATTGATTAAATATAAGTAAATGAGTATTTGGGTTTTTTAATTGTCTTTTTTCTAAAACGTCATAAAAATTATCACCTATTATATTCTCATCTCTTAAAAAATATATCCAACCTTCTTCTATTTTATTTACTATTTTATTCCATTCAACCTGATCTATTGATTTCATAAAATAAAAAAAAGTATTTTTAGATTGTAACTTATTTAAAAGCTCAGCATCTATGTCTTTTAAATTAGACGTATTAAATAGAATATGCCAATCAACGTTTACTTCTTTTTTAAAAATATTTTCCTTAATTACTAATAAATTTTTAGTAATATTGCATGGGGTTATTATATTAAATTTCATTTTTAGATTCTATGTTTTCATTAAATAAACTTGACTTTGCAATTTCCTCAATCTCATCTAAGAATATCTTATCTGTCCACTCATGTCCACCTGCTAGTTTCGCAGTACATCTCCAACATGTCACTGATACAGTATCTTTACCTACATTGACTGGGGTGCTACAATATTTACAATTTATTTTTTTTGATGCATTGTTATTTGCCATTCTTTGTTCTTTTTGAATTAATAATTGATTTATAAACTACTATTGGAAATGCTATTGGAAACATTATAATTGCAATTAATATGCCTAATATTCCTATAAAAAAATTCTTAATCTTTTTCATTTCCTTTATGTTTGGTTTTTCTAGTATACTTTTTTTTATTTTTATAGACATTAGGCCTCATTGCATCATAAATTTCTTTTATAGTCACGCTGATATGTTGTAAGCCTTTTCTGTCTTTCATGTATATTATATGTAAAAAACTAAAAAAGTTTATAAACAATTCTATATCTACTGATATATATTATAACAAAAAAAATTAATAAAAGATGATGTATACAGGCGCTTATATTATAGAGGATTTTTATATTGATCCTGAGGGTATTAGAAAATTTGCACTAAATCAAGAATTTGGAGTAACTGGTAATTTTCCAGGCGGTAGAACTAAAAGTTTTGCACATTGGGATGGACCTAAAAATATAATTCAAAAATATATTGAACCATTTCATGGTAAAATATTAAAATGGAAAGAAAGAACGCCTTATAATGGTGCCTTCCAATATACTACTTCTAAAAATAGAAGCTGGATCCATTCAGATGGAAATACATCATGGGCAGCTGTTTGTTATTTAACGCCAGATGCACCTATTACTGCGGGTACTGGTTTATTTAGACATAAAGAAACTGGTCTAGAATGGTGGCCAAAAAAAGATAAAGAATTACAAAAAATAGTAAGTCGCGATTCTCAAGATATGACTAAATGGGAAATGACTACAATGATTGGAAATAAATTTAATAGACTTATTTTATATAGAGGAAATATGTTCCATAGTTCATTAGACTATTTTGGAAGTAATAAAGAGAATGGTAGATTATTTCAAACATTCTTTTTTAATTCAGAACGTTAATATGTTCTGTGGTAACCATGACCGGCTACCCTAAACGTTCTTCTCCATGTACTTTTATCACTATAACTTTTATGAGGTTGAGTGTATTTAAGCTTTTTAGCAATTCTATTGGCCTTTGGATTTTTCATATTAAGCTGCTTTACTCTTTTATATGGAGTGCAACTTAAAGTAAAAATAAATAGAAAAACAAATAGTCTCACTTTTTTAACTTAGGACTCCAATTCTTACGCAGTCTATGTAATTGTCTAAATGCAGCTTTTTCATAATCATACATTTCAGCCCATGTTTGCGGAAAGAATCTTAAATAAATTTGAGTAATAAAAACCAATACCCAACCTGATAGGAAAGGATAACCAAATTCTGGTTGATCAAATCCCAGTGCTAATAAAATTCCACTACAGCCAAAAAGCCCAAACATAAGATAGGCTAATAGGTGTTGATTAAATATTGAATTAGAACGATCATGTAAAACCGGTCTATATAAGTTAATAATAACTCTTCTAATTTTCATAGCCCATTTACTATAAGGCTTTAATAAAATTTCTTCTAATGATTTTTTCATTTTAATTATTTTTATTTTATATATTTAACAATTAAACGTTTTCTTAATATATTCCTCCTTTTGTTTTTGACTAAGTAATAAATTGTTCCAAATTATTGGAAGTTCTAATTGACTAGATCTATGTATATTTACATATTTTAACATATTTTTTTTCATAGTTTCAACATGTTCTTTAAAAGGATAATTTGATTGTATGTTATCGTCTAAGGTTGCTTCACTAATGTAAAAATCACTTGAAGGAGTTACAAAATATCTTATTTTTCTTTCTTGATGTAATTTAAGCAATTGAATGGAGTATAAATGATCTTCTCCGTTTGGTAAATCTTCATCCATTCTTTCCGTGGCGCTTAATTTACTTTGTAACATTATTCTATCAAAGTTACTAGGATGGCCATGATCTACCCAATGCCCTTTACCTGGTCCATGTTTTTTCCTTTCAAATAATGAAACTCCCCATACACATCCCCAATACTGATTTTGATCACCTACTGTAAAATGATGCCCTCCTCTTTTTGTTTTAGCTACTACATCAAGAGTAAACTGTCCTAGCACGTCTAAATTTGGATAATGTTCAATATGTTGAGCCATTGATTTTGTAAAAGTTGGATATAACCAATCATCTCCGTCTATTTGACAAAGAAAATCTGAATCGCTTTTTAAGAATAGATCTCTACATGAATTTTTACCTTTACCTGGTTTTCCATTACTTTCTGTTCTAATAATTTTAAAAGGAAAATTAGTATTTAAAACTTCTTCATAAAAACTATCATTTAGTGTATTTACAACAATAACTGGTTCTATTTCTACAAGCTTTGAAGGTTCTAATTCTAAAACTGATTTTATTAGTCTTCTTAACCTGTCAATCCTATGATTTGTAAGTAGGCATAATAATATCTTATGTTTATTTACACATTTCATTATATTCACTTTCCCAATTTTTTGTAATAAACTCATTAAAGCTAACTTTTATCTGATCGTTTAAAAATAAAAAACCAAAAAATCTAGAATTAATTAAATATTGAGGTGTTTTTCTTTTTCTTAAATTATCACTAAATATTGCATATTCATATCTATTACTATTATCATCATATGTTATATGCTTTAATAAATTATTATTTATAAAATATGTACAGTGTAACACGTCTACTTGAATAGCTCCTTTAATATCCTTTCTCCATATTTGAAAATACTCATCATTTTTTTTAAAATATCCTGATTCATTAACAACATTATGGTAGTTTGAATAAAAATCGTTTTTAGTAAGTTTTAACATTGGACCTACAACCCCTAAATTTTTAAAATTATAAAGATATTCAATAGCGTCATTAACTATAAAATTATCACAATCTGCTATAAAATAATGTGCGTTTTTTTCAATTGCAAAATTAATAGATTCTTGTCTTATTTTAGATAAAATTTTAAATCTTTCTGCATTCCATTGATGTTCATTAAATTGTTTTAATTTTTCAGAAATAGATTCTGAGTTATAATAAACTGATGCATATTTTTGACTATGTTTTTTAATAAAGTTTTCTAATATTTCTTGAGTATTATCTTTATTATCATTTGTTTTAATATAAAGATGTATTCTTTTTTTATCAAGTGTTTGATTTAATATACATTTTAAATAAAAATCTAGACAATATCCTTTATCTTTAGCTAGAATTGCGACTACTATGTTTTCCATTTTTATATTATAATTTTGCGGTCTAGACGAGATTCGAATTCGCGACCCTCTGCGTGACAGGCAGATATTCTAACCAACTGAACTACCAGACCGTTTGAGCGAAAGAAGAGATTCGAACTCTCGACCCTCTGCTTGGTAAACAGATGCTCTACCAACTGAGCTACTTTCGCTTATAAAAAAGTTACCAGACAGGGATTCGAACCCCGACTGACTGGACCAAAACCAGCCGTACTACCATTATACTATCTGGTAATAACTTTCTAACTTATATATCTCTTACAAAAAGAACTTTGTACTCCGTAGGAGAATCGAACTCCTATTTTATGGATGAAAACCATATGTCCTAACCGTTAGACGAACGGAGCAAATTTATTGATTATTATATAACTCTAATAATTATTGTTTATTTTCTTTTAAATATCTTTTTGTATATTTTTTAGCTAATTCTACTGCTTCTAATTCTTTAGGATTTGCTGACTTAAAATACTTATATCTTTTAATACTATCTATAATTTCTTCAGTGTCTTGTAAAAAATGAATCCATTCGTGAATAGTTGTATCAATAATATCTTCTACCTTTTCATGGATTAACGGATAGACTATAATTTCATTATCGGTATAATCATATTCTCCATAACATCTCTTTTGTCTTTTCCAATCTATCCAGACCTTTGGTAATTTTTCATTAGACGATAAATTATTCATGCACCAATTGGCGACATCAAAAACTAAACTCTCAATGTCTTTTCTTCTTTTCCACCTTAATGAAGTATTTTTATGCCACTCTTTCTGCATCTAACTTAAATTTAGGATGGTACCATATCATCCTACTATTTTTGTCTTTTTCTCTAGCCATTTCAGGATTGCCATAACATTTCATAAAAGGACCAATATCTACCTTTGCACCAAATGGATTTTCCCAATCTTTAATTGCTCCACCTCCTCTTTGATATGCCTCTAATGGTATTTTATTACAAAGTTCTGTTATTTCATTAAAATATAGTGATAACGCCTGCCTTGCTATTAAGAATGGATTTAAGTTTGGAATTCTATAAATAATTTCAGCTCTTAAATAATTACCAATACCATTAAAATATTTTTGATTCATTAAAACTTCACAAATTGGCTTATTAAAAGCAGGCCTTCCTAAATTATCTCTGAGATTATCACAAAATTGACTAAACTCAGTAGTTGGATCTGGCCCTCTATCTTCTGACCAATAACTATTTGGCCACCATTTACCAAATCTCCTTACATCTACGAATGACAGAGACGTGCCATCATGGGCCTCAAATATTAAATGACTGTGTTTATGTTCTTTTCCTGTTTCAGTTAATCTAAAGTGACCAGACATGCCCATAGACATTCTGATAGGGTACTGATTCATATACAAAATTAGTTCTTTACCTCGACTCTGTGCAGTTATACCATAATCTTCTCTTGGTATTATAAATTTATCCCATTTATGAACTGGATTCTTTTTAGGATTTTTAAATGATTTTCCTTTTGCTACTTCGTTAATATAATCTGCTGTAAGTCTAAGTTCGGCTAATTCTGGCATCTGTTTGTTTTAAACTTATATCACCAAGTAAAGAAATGTTTCAACCATGCGAAGAGTCCATTAAGTTGTAAAACTGCAAGATTCCATTGCTTCTTTTGTGCAGTTTGAACTAATACACATGCAAATCCTAAGATGTATAATGTAGGCTCAACAGTCCATTGTGCTGCAATTAAAAAGCCAGCACCCATATAACCTATTCGAGTTGCAAGCCTTTCTGCGGGTGAAAGGTGTCTATTTGCAACCATTATTTTTAATAGTCTTCTTTTCATTCTTTTCAGATTTAAACGCGTATTTATATAGATGCTCTTCTTCTATTGAAATATCTCTAATAAACTTTATCCCTTTTATTTTTCTTTTCTTCATAAGCTGGGAACCTGCCCCAATTACCATGGCCATCATAATCAATGTTGTCATTAATTTCATTAGCGCCATTTTCTCTTTCTTGTATCTTGTGTTGAGTGTTTATCATCCTTACTAGGAAAAACATATATGTTCCAAAAATAATAAACCCTACTGTAAATATTACTATCTCCATAATTTATTTCTTAGTGTTAAAAAAATTAGCTAATCCTAATATTGAAGGTACCCAAATACCAACAAACATACCTTCATCTTTTAAGCCACTAAACCATAATGATACTGAAAATAAAAAGCTTAAAAAAGCTAAGATGATTGGGTAATAATTTTCTAAAAATTTCATAATTTTAAATTTAGTTGTTTAATATTTATACTCGATAATATTGGAATGTTTAAACTTTAGAGACTTTGTTTAAACATTTTTAACTTGTGATACCTTTGCCTAAAACAAGAGGAGCATCTTCTCTATTAATATTAATCTTAAAGTGACTATCGAATTCTCTAATAATTAATTTTTTATTTGTGTAGTTTGTGTAGTTTTTCCAAACATAGGCTTGCACCTTGTCATAAAGTTCTGGGTTTTCTTTTTGTACGTCCATTTTTAAGAGATATTTTTATTATAATATATCTTTTAAACTCTTAAGAATTATCCTTTATTTATTACCCTTCTTATATTGTACAATAAGATCAAGCGCTGTGCTTTCAAATTGGGTTAATAATAGCTCTGTATTTGCAATTACACAATGTCCGCCAATGCCATCTGTAGGTGGATATAAATTTGGTCTTACAACTCCTGGCATATCTAATTCAATATATCCAGAATTGTAAGTTTCTGTCCATTTATTAATCACGTCAAAATCAATATTGTGCTTATCACACATTTTCTTCATTTCTCCGTGCCATGCAATACATAAGCCGTAATATGTAGTACTTGTTAATTTAGCTAATTCTGTGGCATCTGAGTTTTCTACCTCAATCCATTTTATACCTAATTGACTATAATGTTCTTTTGCTATTTCTAAATCTTTTAAGTTGTTATAGCCGATAAATTTATAGAATGTTTCTATACCTTGTTTTAGATTTGGATGAATACCTCTTACTGGTGAATGGACACATGGTCCATTTAATTCTTTAGTAGTTCCAACAGGAACAGTAGAATGTATTATTGTAATTTCAGGTTGATATTCGTTAATGTACGTATTTGTAATTTCTACAAATTTTACTGAATAGGGTAAGCATATATTTAAGATTCTAACCTTTGATTTTATAGTGTCTAGTTTTAAATCTTTAATCATAGGTTCTATGTTTTTGGCTTGATATACTCTAGCTAATGATGAACCTATTTCACCATTTCCAATTATTGCAACGTCCTGCATAATATTATAATTATTTTTAATATATTATATATTTCTTAATCTTAAGAATTATCCTTTATTTTTAAAAATAAAATTGTTAATATTCTTTTCATAGATAAATTTTACTATTTCTCCAATGACGAAAAGAATTTTCTATCTCTTCATCAACTTTTGCTTCTATATTATTTATCACTTTTTCTTGTTTAGGCCTTAGCGCATCCATGACCCTCTTAAGTTTTTGATATTGTAGGCTTGAAATTTCAAAATCTTTCTTTGCTTTTTCAAGAGTCGAATTAACTCGATCCCAATCTTCTAACTCTACCCACAACATGCATTTTTCACCAACCTTATTAAAATTAGCTTCACTACCTATCTGGGTTAATGAACATCCCTTGTCTATTTTTGTCTTGTATTTTGGCTGTGAGCCACTTCTCATACCTCGTAAGGTACCGAAACCTACACGTTGTGATAGTTTATTAATCTTAGCTGCATCCTCTTGAGGCATGATTTGGATAGTGTTGCCTGTTTTGTGATAGACAATATCAACACAACCATAACGTTCTACATCTGAACAATCAACACAAACTTTATAGCCAAGATCTACTCTGCCTTGTGGTATTTCTTTTTTACAACTCTTACAGTTCATATTAAAATTTAATTACAATACCTAAAGTAAAAGCACTTAATCCAACTACTTGTAAAAGTTGATTAGGGCCAATTCCAATTCCAGGACCTTCAAATTTATGATAACTATTCATTTCTCTCTGATGTAAAATAAGACCAGTTGTAAACATCCCTAAACCCATACATGTTAAAGCGACTTTATTCTTTGACGCTTCAGTTCCTTTAGCAAATGTAGGCATTGATAATAAAACTGCAATTGCTATTATAATTATTTTTTTCATATTTTAAGCTTTAATTTATAGTACTAATATAAACAAAAAAAGCGACCCGTGAAAATCCAGGACCGCTTTTTTCAAAAGTTATTAACAATTTTATTTTTTTTCTAATACTTCGTCGTTGCTTTTATTTATTCTATGAGCATTTTTATGTTCACTCCATAAATACCCACACAACGTTCCGCATACGAATGATAATAATATTAATACCTCTAATGTGTATTTTATTTCTTCAGAAAGTTGCATCGTCTCGAACATATTTTTTAATTTCAAGAGTTATATATCATTACTTATTTTTGTTTTTCTTTTTTCTAACTTTTCCTTTCTTTTTATTTCTTATTGCAATTTTTCTAAGCACTTTAAACTTTCCATGCTTATACAATTCACTAATAGTAGGCCATGTCCATAATAAAATAATTGCAATAATAAATATCCAATCTAATAATCTCATAATTTTTAATATTGTTGAGGTGTCCTATAACTTGACCGGCAGCCTTGTGAACGAGAAAGGATTCGAACCTTTGACCGATAGCTTAGAAGGCTATTGCTCTATCCAACTGAGCTACTCGTCCTCTGTAATAGGACACCTCGGGGTTTGTGCTTCCTTGGTCTATATTATATGAAAGTAAGTCGGTTTGTTTACAAATCCCAAAATGTTTTTCTTTTCTTAGAAAACTTTTCTTTAATTTTTAAGATTATTTTAATTAACAGTTCCCTCAACCTTTATAACTACTTTTAAGTGAGACAGTATGATTAAATGAAAGCTCTTCATCTTCTACTCTTATATAATATCCATTTCTCATAAATTGTACAGGATAATCTTTTGTTAATCTAACAAATGGTTCACCATAGGCCATTGTTGAAGTTTTCTTATAGCCATTAAAATTGTGTATTAATATTTCATCACACTCATTCATGTTTACCCAATGAATTGTACCTTTTACCTTTCGGTCTAGTTCCATACCTGAAAAACTCTTTGGATCATATTCAGCAATTACCTCAACTATGTTTCCAGCTTCATCCTTTACACAATCAACTGCCTTTACTACGAAGAGTCCTTTCAGTCTAACTTCTCCACCAATCTTAAGTCTATGGTATTTTCGGTTGGCTTCTTCTCTAAAATCAGCACGTTCAATCCAAAATTCATTAGTATAATTAAGTAGTCTGCTACCATCATTTGAATTACCAGGATTATTTTCTATAATTACCTTACCAAATTCATGTAAGTTTTTTATTGTTAATTTAAGTGGATCTAGGACAACCATTTGTCTCATTGATTTTTCATTCAGTTCTTCTCTCAAACATTCCTCAAGCAAGTGTCTTTCAATTTCTGATTCACGTTTGGTTATACCAACCTTAGCACAAAAATTCTTGATCGAATCTGGCGTAAAGCCTCTACGTCTTAAGCCACTTAATGTTGGCATTCTTGGATCATCCCAACCATCAACAATTCCTTCATCTACTAATTCTTTTAAATGTCTCTTGCTTAATTTAACACCTTCAATATTAAGTCTTGAAAATTCTATTTGTCTTGGATGTGGTTGCTTTAATTCTAATGCATTTAATAGCCACTCATAAAAAGGTCTATGCTCCTTAAATTCTAATGTACAAAGTGAATGACTTATTTTTTCATACCAATCTGAAAGAGGATGTGCAAAATCATACATTGGATAGGCTTTCCATGTATTTCCAGTATTATGATGAGTTGCATCTATTCTTCTATAAATAACTGGGTCTCTCATTAAGATATTTTGGTGCTGCATATCTATTTTAGCACGTAATACACTATCGCCTTCGCCTTTACGCATTTTATTAAAGAGGTCTAAATTCTCTTGAATAGATCTTGTTCTATATGAACTGTCTTGGCCTCCATTCTCAAGGTCACCTTTCATTTCTCTAATCTCTTCAGATGTAGAATCATCCATATATGCTTTATCAGCCATGATTAAATTTTCAGCACATTCATTTAGGAATGTAAAATAATCGGACGTGTAAAGTGGTTTGCCATATTCAAAGCCAAGCCATTTAATGTCTGCTTCTATTGCATTTGTAAATATTGAATCTTCTGCTAATGGATTTGTATCGTCGAATCTTAAGTTGCAACCTACCTTGTATTTTTCTGCAAGGCCAAAGTTTAAACAAATTGCTTTGGCATGACCTAGGTGTAGGTAGCCATTCGGTTCTGGTGGAAAACGAAATTGAAGATTTTCTTTAGAGCCATCTTCAATTATTTCTTCTATAAAATTCATCCGTTTCTTTTTGGAGTTTGCTTCTTACTTTTTTTACCTCTATTGATTTTATTCTTATTACTTAAATCTTTATGATAAAGTCTTGTTAATTTCTTTTCGAATTCAGCATTAATGTCATCTCCTTTTTCGAAATGAACTACTTCTTTCTTTTCATTATAATAAGAAACTATTGAACTTCCCAATAAAGAATTAATAGAATAATATTTAGTTTGTTTTTTCCAGTCTTTCATTAGTTTAATTTACATAATATTCGATCCTTATTTATACAAGGATAGTGCCATATCTTTTTTTTGTTTCCATAATATTCAGCTTTAGATATTGTATAAGTTGGATTATCGTAGTTATATGCATCTAACCCTGTTTTTTCATAAGTTAGTTTTGTAACTTCTCCAACCTTGACATCTCCGTCAAAAAATTTAAATTCTAATTTATCTTTTAAATTATATTTATGCTTTTTCTTCTTCATCTTTTATTAATATTCTGGGAACATCTTTCATAAAAGGTCTTTTATAAACTGTTTTACCTCCATCTGGAGATTCGTATATCCAAGTTTCTTTCATTTTTTTATTCTTATTGTAATATCATGTGGAGCAGTTTCATCTCCTCCAAAATAAGGGTACAATACATATCTTTTATATTCCATAAAACAAGGTCTATTCATTTCTACACATGTTCCATCAACACACATATCGTACTTACTATCTATTATATTCATTGTCATATAAATTGTTTCATTTAAAGGAACACAACTTATTTTCTTATAACTAAATTCACCAAATGTTCTGCGATATGCAAATATTTCTAAACAATTTAATGCTGGACTCCATCTCCAACCAAATCTAATTGAACTTGTACTATGGTGATCTCCACAATCACTAACTCCCCATAGTTTATTAATATCCCATTGATTGTTAGGGTCTACTGTTTCATAAACGGCAGAACTATCAAAAATAACTTGTAAATTAAATGTAGTATCGTAAGTAGTTTGTCTTGCTGTTGTAGAACGATGTTTGCCTTCTTTAATTTTAAAAACTCTAAA